TCAGAAATTCTCTAACTTCTTTTTCTTTTAAACCATCCTGAAAACGATTAAATGAAAGACGAACAATATTGCTGAAAGTTTTCTGTTCTTTCAGAATATCTATTTCATTTTCTAATTTCAATTTAAGCGTTGTCATGATTGTATTTACTTTAATATTTATTAACTTTAAATATTATTAAAAAGTTTATTTAAAATAAAAATTTTAGTATTATATAAATATAAATAATTAAAGAATTTAATTAACATGAACTTCTAAGTTTTTCCTTGCGAATTTTTGCAATACACAAAAATTCGCAAGATAGATGCCATATCTTTAGCCTGGCATAGAGTTCACTTGGATTTTCTTGCTTTTGTGGCGGCTGTTTCGCCTGAATAATTTGCATGTTTCTTGTCAAATCACCCGTGAACCCTATGCCATACCGAAGACGTAGCATTTTTTCTCGTCGTTTCTCTTGTAAATATGCCTAAAAGTTATCTGTAATGGAAATTCAGTCTTGGAATCAGGAGCTATCTCTTGCAAATGCGCAGTTCAAGCGTCTTTTCAGCAACATAGCCATACAGTAGGGAAACAAAAGGACAAGGTTCTCCTGTGTCCTCGGGAACAGGTCGAGGATATTCAAGAGCCTTGAAAACCCGGACAAGAACGCAATTTACAATCTTCCGCTCATCGTGATACAGAGAACGGGGGTTACAAAGAACAATGACAGGCTTGCGAACGTCAACAACGAGGTGAAATATGCAACATCATCGAGAAGGCTGAATTACAATATATTCACTCCGGTCCCCATTGACATATCGTACGAAGTCACAATTATATCAAAATACCAGGAACAGATTGACAAGGCTCTCTCAAATTTCATACCGTTCTTCAACAAGGATTTGTTCGTCAGGTGTCAACATCCGAAGTTCGAAGGGCTGTTCTTTACAAACCAGGTCATAATGGAGGATGGCATAACCGAGGATCACGGCGACGAGATTGACCCATCGACAGACGATCTCATACAGGCTACCTGCAACTTCACGTTCAAGACATACATGTTCTGCGGAAACCAGAAGGCAAAATAGAGGACAACCGAAATATCGACAATCGTTGACGTAAGAAAGTACACGGGACTGTCATCGTATATCCGCAAACTTACAGACGACGACAAGAGGCATATCGAGGACTTTCTGGACAAGGACCTTTCGATAACCGTGACGGAACAGGTGACGACAGAAATCTCGACAGAACTTTCGGTTGAGGTTCCAATTGAAGATCCGAAACAGGACGGTTTCATTCCGCTAATCAACAGAATGTATGTCGGATTTTACCCGGTACCACTTCTTTCAAGCTACAGCAGACACATGGATTGGGTGGATTCCTTGTGTGCACAGGGTTTCGACGACAGCGATTACGTTGACAGGCTAGAATGGAATTTCGACGAACTTCCAGATGATTAGGGTTAACGGACAGCACAGAGGGAAATACTCCAATGCGGAAACGGGGAAGTACTTCCCGATTCACAGGGAAAAGTATCGTGGTGAATATCCCCCAATGTTCAAGAGCAAACTGGAACACAGATTCATGCTCTACTGCGACAGGAACAAGGACATTGTATGCTGGCAGTACGAAACCGTGCACATAAAGTACATGGACAGGTCGTCTAATCCACCGAAACTGAGAAACTACTTCATTGATTTCGTGATATGGGTTTCTGATGGAAAGGGTGGGACGAAGAAAATATGGGTAGAAGTGAAGCATTCGAGCGAAGTCAAGAGACCCGTCAATGAAAGCAAGACAAAAAACGTCATCACGTGGATCAAAAACAAGTCAAAATGGGAACAGGCGAAAAAGACCGCACGGCTGAACGGCGCGGTCTTCAGGGTGATAACTGAAAAACAGTTGATTTGATCAGGTCAACAATTCGTTGCCATCGACTTTCTGCACAAGCCTCTCGAGCAGTGTACCCTTTGGAATGTCAAGATTCCACTTCTTTCTGAAATCAAGCTCATGAACAAGAAAATCCCTTGTCAGTATCGACTTTCCGACGCTTTGGTGAACAAGGCTCTTCTCGACTATCACGCCAAGTCTAAGATTATATTTAAGGAGAGCCTGGAATGATATGTCACTGTCGTACTGATCGAACGCGAACTGCTCGTCAAATCTAATCCCCCTTTCAAGAGCCCTTCTGCCAAACGCAATGAACACCCCGTCTATCATTCCAACGGGGGCATCCTCAAGCCCAGGGCGGGTCCTGCTGAAGTATGATTCTCTCCCGTCGCCGTGCTTTACACAACCGACCCTCCTGTCGGGGCATGGTATGCTAGAGGTGAACCAGTTCAAGGGTGTCTGTGATGTCACTACCCTCTGTGTTCCGCACAGTCCGATGACATCATATTTTTCCTTGCATTCATCAAGCTTGTTGAAAATGTGGATAAAGTCCATCGTCGAGTCGGAATGGACGAACGCAACGAAGTCGGGTTGTTTTCCGTTTGTCTTTTCGTCGAGTGTGCGATTGTACACCTTTGTCAAGTTGTCCGTATTGTTCGGAATTCTCGTAAAAGTTATGTACTTTGAAAAGGTTGGGTTTAGGAGAAAAAAGTTCTTCTCGTCCTCTTCGGTAAACGAGAAGGAATCGTTCTTTGAAACGAAAACTACGTCAAGCAAAATCATTTTAAGACCTTTAGATTTGCCCGACGATAGCAACCGTCGGTTCTTCGTCTTCTTCAATTGTCAACATGACATTGATATCCGAGGAATTCACGAACTCATCCTGCACAACCTTCACACACTCAAGTTCCTTAAGCATCTTTCCACAAAGATTCATGGCTTTCTTGATGTCCTCGACTCCGTTCTTGTCCCAACAACGGAGAAGGTACTCAACGGCACCAAACCTAAGGTGCTCGACGAAGTGTGGAATGTTCTTTTCTGGAGTAGCGGAAAAAGCCTTCTCGACTTCCCACACCTCAATACCATTCTTGTTATAACGATTCGGATGTTTGATTTCCTCTTTCTCTGCAATTGCATCTTCGTTTTTTTGTGACATGTTCGCACTGTTCATCATTTGTTCCTTTATGGTTTTCAAAAAATTTATTGTGTCCAAAATGTAGTTTTTTGGCAAAATCTGTTTATGTGTTTTCTTGACACACTCTCACGGCTGAAGCCACGAGATTCTGGGTTCAGGTGACGCCAGCCGCCGTCTCCGGCGGTCTTACGGCGTCTCGCCAACGGGAAGATGCCCCTTCCCGAAGAATGTTTACTGCCGCGTTCCTGTCGCGGTCGTAAGTTTTGTATTTTTAACCACAGATTAGACCAGAATTGTCTTCCGGTTTTTTGTTTTCTTCCGGCGTTTCTGCAATTACCCACTTCATGACTTCGATGTGCTTATCCTTCAGTGGGCATATCTTGTTGCTCTTGTCGGAAATAACGCGAAACTCCTCAGATTCCTCGTCGGTAAGCCTCATCCACTGCTTTTGGTAGACCCTCCCATTCTCCATCTTACACTTTATCCCACCGACAATAAAAAATTTCGATGGCTCGTTCTTCGGAGGGGTCAAGACACGCGGATTCCCAACGACTCCCGAATCGGTTTGTTCACTCGTGATACAGTTCCGTATCTCGGACTGTTTCTGCTCGATCTCATCGATTCTCTTTTGCTCTTCTGGAGAAACCTTCATGAGCCCACCCCCACCAAGCGTCGTGTTCATGACAACCTTTGACGGATCGAGGTGCTCTTGATGTCCGTAATTCTTCGACTCCGCATCCTCATACTCTCGTTCAATCTGGATCTTCTGACCGCACATCGAATACATCCGTATCAGTTCCTGTGGGCTTCCAGCCATCACACCCGTCTGTTTCTCTATCTTCTTCCCACCCGTCACGTCGGTGTCGAAGACGAGAATGTCATACTTCTTTGCCATTTGTTTTTCCTTCTTTGACGGAAACAATTTCCTGAACCAGTTCACATGAGTATTGTACCGCATTTAACGCATCTTGACACATTGTATTGAACTTATCTTGTTGCGCTTGTTGACATTCATGATTGTTGTGAATATGTCGTCATTGACTTCGAGACGATGGCTTACGATGAATATCTTCTGCCTGTTGTCCCTGACGAATCCACTAAGGATGTCAACCGTGTTCTCGATTGCGGACGGATCGACATTGCCGTCGAAAAATTCGTCGAGAATTAGTATGTTTGCGGAGATGTTGCTTCTCGTCGATAGAAAATCCCGGAACGCAAAACACGTCGCTATCGAGATTCGAGCCTGTTCTCCCTTGCTGAAGTTGTTGAACTCGACGCCATCCTTAGCCTCAGTCACGAAATCGTAGTCCATCTCGTCATTAAACACGATGTCATAGTCCGCCCCGAGCTTGTGCAGATAGTACTTTATCTTGTTGTTCAGCAATCCAACGAGATCGCGGATGACGAATTTCTTGAGATTGTCCTGGTTGACCATCCCTTCGACAAACTTCACGTACCTGTATCTATCCACAATCTCCGACAATTTTCCCATTTCTTCGGAAATCTTCGAATTGTTCTCCTCTATCATGCGTTCATATGGATTCACGGATTTCCTCTCGCTGTCAAGGTGGGATTTGCACCCCCCAATGTCAAGTTCAAGTCTTCTGAGTTCCTTCTGCGCACTGTCGTAATCCGAATTCAACTTGACGAGGTTTGTTGAAAGCTTTTCCCGCTTTTCAATCAGGTCTTTCTTTTCCAGAACAAGCTTTTCGCGGCGTTCCTTCAGCTCAGAAACCCTCCGTTCGGAACCGTCCCTTTCCTTCGTGAGCCTGGATATCTCATCCTCGTACTTCTTGAGAGAATAATAGTCTGAAAATATCTCCCTGCATCCGTCACACAACCTCGACTTCAGTTCGCTGTGCCTGTCGATTATCCTCTGTTTATCGGATATCGACGAAATACACCTTGAAATCGAATGCTTCAGACCTCCCAGTTCAATGTCAACCTTGGTTATCAACTCGTTAACACAACCAATTGACCTTTCGAGCTTCCCTATTCCCCCTTCACACTTGGAGATTAACTCTGTATTCCTCTTAACAACGACCTTACTCTTCCTGTCGAACGCCACCCGAAGACCATTCAATTCCTTTTCGAGTGACGCGACATTACGAGATTTCCTCTCCTCGAATTCCCGCGACCGCTCCTCGTAGTCAGCTTTTGCGTTGTTCATGACAATAAGCCTGTTCTGGTGGGCGAGGATGTCCTTGTCCATTGACAGGACATCCCTGTGTATTACCCCATACATGTTGCCGAATTTTGATATGTCGAAGAGTTTATCGATGAACTCCTTCTTATCTACGCTCTTCAGGTTGTAGAAGTTGTAGTTTGGGTCCGAGTTCAGGAATATCGTCCGCATGAACAGGTTGAGGTCACATCTCAATATCTCCCTCTCGAGGAACAGCCTCGTTTCGGCTATCGTCGATTTCGTGATATCCTTCTCCTCACCCTTGACGATTTCGAACAGATTGCAGTACGAGGTGCGCCCCTTCATGCCTGAGACGACCTTGAAGTGACGGCGGGCGGAATCGAACGTAAGGGCAACACACACGTTTTTGTCCTTGACATACCGGTTGCAGATATTGTCGTTTCTGAGTTTGAATGGAAGCTGTCCGTATAACGCATAGACAAGCGAATTCGATATGGAGCTCTTGCCCGCACCGTTCTTCTGGTTCGGAAGGTCGAAGTTCCTTCCCGTTATCCTTGTCATCCCGGGAAAGTCGTCGAAGTTAATTGTCTCGTCCGCGAACGACATGAAGTTGTGAATCTCAAGCTTCCTGAATACGAGTTTCAATTTCAGACCCCCTCATCAACCATGTTGTAATACTCCGTAGTTATCTCAAACAGGCGTCCCCTGTCAAGATCTTCTTTTTTCAGGGTGGAGTCGTCTATGCTGTTGATATAATTGTGAAGGTACTCGAGTTTCGACTTCTTTAGTGCCTTCACCGTCTCATCATCTACGTCTTCGGAGGATGCCCTGATGTCGTACTCGGGTGTTATCTCCTCATATGGCTTTGCATCTACTATTTTTCTCGTTATCTTCGCATCAAGAACACGGTCGACCTCAACATCATATATTTTATGAACTATATTACCGATCACGACGGAAAAGTCGAAACCGTCAATGTCCTTTACGATTCTCGACATGACAAGGTCGACGTGGACCGGAATCCCGGAAAGAGGATGGAATGACCACCGGTTTTTCCTGTCGAGAATGTAGAACCCATCGTTTGAATCAATTTCCCCAAGTGTCTGCTGATATGGGGAACCAACAAATATGAACTGTCTCCCCTTCGAAACGAACTCACTCCTGTTGTGTATGTGTCCGGAGAATATTGTTCCACCGTCCTTGACGACCTCTATCCAACTTCCAATCATTTCGGACGACTTGACATCGCCGTTCAAAATTTTCTTGTCTACATCGCTATTGAAATCAATGCCATCAAGACCAGACTCCATCAGCATTTCGTCGTTTTCGATTGCAGCAAGTGCACCCAAAGATGCAACATTCTTCTCCCTGTTGTGCTCGATGTAGGATGCAAGTAGATATTGCGGAGAAATATCGAAGTGTCCAAACATCTTGTCAAACGAATCCTTCTCATATGCGGTAAGATCTGTTAGCCACGGCGCAAGAAGGCATTTTTCCCCATTTATCATCGCTTCCGTCGGTTTTGAAACGACGGTTACATTTCTCGTGTTCCTGAAGATGTTCAGGGAATGTATCTCGTTCGTGTTTTTGTTGTAGAGATCGTGATTTCCGAGAATCAGGTATATGTTGCACAGTTTCGAGAGCGTATCAATGCATCCGATTGCGACGTTTATCGTCTGAACCGACAGGTTGTTCCTCTGATGGAACATGTCACCAAGGAAAAGCAAATTGTCAATCTTGTTCTGGCGGATGTACTTCGCCATCTCGCGGACAACGTTGCCCATGATCTTGAGTCTTGACGTCTGCGAATTCTTTATCCCGAAGTGCCAATCGGACGATATCAGGGTAGTGCCATCTATTTTCAACATGTCTGTTCCCAGCTAAGACCGTTTGGATTTTCCATGTTAAGTAGTATAGCAAATTCACATTAATTGTCAAGTGGCATTTTAAACCACATAAAGAAGAAACCACCAAGATTCGCCTGGTGGTTTCCTGTATTGGTTGTGGAAATTTTCACATCTGCGGAACAGGGGGTTCCTTGTCGTCTTTTTCCTCCGCCGACACAATAGATGCGTCGGTCGTTAACATCAGCCCTGCTATCGAAGACGCATTCTTGACTTCGGATATGATGACCTCAGCCGGATCAACTATCCCGGAGCCGACCATGTCCACATATTCCTTTGAAATCACATCGTAACCCGTACCCTCCTTGGTGGTCTCTTCCGTGAGTTTTGAAACGATTAGATCGGTCTTCTCACCGGCGTTGTCGAGAATCCTACGGATCGGCGCGTCGAGCGACTTGCGGAGAATTGCAACGCCAATGCCCTCGTCACCCTGGAGGTTGTTTTCGGAAAACGCACGGTCAAGAACCCGCTGTGCGGAAAGGAGTGTCACTCCACCGCCGGCCACCACGCCAGAACGGATCGAGTTCTTTGCGGAATTGAACGCGTCATCAACCCTGTCCTTCTTCTCCTTGAGTTCCGATTCAGTTGGCGCTCCGCACATGATGATCCCTATTCCACCAGATACCTTGGCCAGGCGTTCGCGAAGCTTCTTGACCTGAAATTCGTCCTTCGTGTTCTCAATTTCGGTGGAAAGTTTCTCGACAAGCTCATCGATCTTGCTCTTGTCACCCTTTCCTCCGATAATGGCTGTCGAGGTTTTCGTAACGGTAATCGTCTTTGCCTGACCAAGTATGCCATTTTCAAGGGTAACCTCCTGAAGGTTGATGCCGGTATCTTCGGAGACGAGCTGTCCTCCTGTGATGATGGCGAGGTCGTTGAGGATTCCTTTGCGGTAGTCGCCGTACGACGGAGCCTTGATTGCACAGATTGTCAAGCCGCCGCGAAGCCTGTTGAGGACAAGGGTTGAGAGAACGTCGCCCTCGATATCCTCTCCTATCACGAGAAGCGGACGACCCGTCTTTGAGACCTGTTGAAGAATCGGTATCAGATCGTTTATGTTGGACAGACGCTTATCCGTTATGAGAAGATATGGGTTGTCCATGTAGCACTCAAGAGCCTCGTTGTTGGCAAAATACGGGGAAACGTAGCCGCGATCCTCGAATACCATACCCTCGACAACCTTCGAATCCATTGAAGACGATCCGTCCTCGACCCGGATTGTTCCGTTCTTTCCGATTTTCTGGAAGATGTCTGCGATAACCTCGGCGATTTCGTCGTCACCGTTCGCCGAGACCTTTGCGACCTGCTTGATTTCCTCCTTGGTTGAAATTGGAATAGCTTTCGACTTGACGTACTCGATGACTTTCTTGGCAGCCTTGTCTATTCCGTTCTTGACCTGAACCGGATTTGCACCAAGCGAGATGTGCTTAAGACCGTTCTTGAAAATTGCCTCTGTGAGGATGATTGATCCCGTGGATCCGTCGCCACACTCGGAATTCGTCTTTGCGGAAGCCTCTCGTACGAGGTTTGCGCCCATGTTTTCGACGGGATCTTTGAGTGTAAAGTACGATGCCACCGTTATTCCGTCCTTCGTGCAATGGACGCCGCGCGACGTCTCGATTGCGACATTCCTTCCACGGGCACCAAGCGTAGAGCCAACGACCCTTGAAAGCTTAGCGACACCTGTCAGGAACTTCTGATTCACTTCTTCACCGTAATTGACTATTTTTTCCATTTTTGTTTCCTCGGAATTCAATTGAAGTACATGAAGAGTATTCTACCGACATTTTCACGGAAAAACCAAAAAAAAACCGTGAATTCTATGCCAGGTCTTCAGCCTGGCATCTTTCTCGTCAAATTTTCTGTAAATAGAAATCATGTGGTCGACCATACTTGGTGTTGTCAAGGCTGTTGGGATGGGGTTCCTGACACAACTCGTCTCACTTGTCTCCTAGTTTCTCAAATTTATGATAATGGTGAAAAAAGACCAGATTCAGGGGAAAAAAGAAAAGAAAACGGAGGAGTTCAACGGACGTGTTGACGGAGTGTGCAACAACGGAAACCTTGACGACCTGCTTGACCTTAGGAGGGAATAATGCGAGATTTGATCTTCGTAATGCTGATGATCGCTATCCCGGGATGCATTTCATTCACGATTGAGCCGAGGGTGGAAACGACAAAGCCGTGGGAAGGGCATTATATGTGCACGAACCAGATCAGGAGAGCTGTCGACGGTATTAAACTGGAAGAGGGTGAGTCCGTTTGGGTTCTCTCGAACAGAACGCTGTCAAGAGTTTTGAAAAATGTAAAGGAAAACTGAAAGTGGAAGCAGAAAAGAAGGTTCAAAAAATCATCGGGAAACTAATTTCCGAGGAGTGGATTGCTACCGAACTCTACCGTTCTCTCGTAATTTCGTGTTCATCCGACTCAAGGGAAACGATTGCGAGAATGTTCCATTCTAATGCAGACGAAGAGTATCTCGATCATTTCGCGAAACTCGTCAATTTCGCGATTTCGAATGACATTGAGATACCATGCCGATTTGACGAATATGCAAAAGTGGCTGACGAACGTGCAGTCAAGCTGATGAAATTCAAAAGAGGTGGGGACGCGGATTACTGCATTGGTATTGCGATAGAGTTGGAGAACCTTGCTATTGAATCATACGCAGGGGTATTGAACGATGAAGATGTTCCACAAGTGGTCAAGCAGTTAGTAATAGAAATGTACTACGACGAGGTCGAGCACCTGAACAACCTGAAGACACTTCTTCTTGCGACAAGAGTTGGAGCACACCTTAACCGTTGAGGATGAACAATGCGTATCGTGAGGCTATTGGCGGTTTCGCTTGCGTTTCTTGCGCTGTCCGGTTGTACATCGGACAAATTCAACAGGAATGTTCCACGTAGAACAGTGGTGACATCTCCGTTTTACTTTTCGGATGAAAATTACGTGTGGGAGGACTTCCTGTTCCCGACAAACAGAACGACCAGGAGGTGAAAATGGACAACAGGGATTTCATAGATGCATACAAGGGAGACACCCGAATCGTTTCGGACTATTACAAGATCGGCAAAAATGACGGAACCACCATAGACATAACAGGAATCGTGAATCCACTCAGGATAGACAACCGCCAGCTGTGCGCTCCGACGGATCAACAGGGTGACACTCCGCACTGTGCCGGTTATTCTGCGTGTACGCTTGTGGAATCGCTGTACTGGAAATCAACCGGAAAACTTCTTCAATTTGACTCACACCAGGTCTACGCGCTTGCGAAAATGCTCGACGGAGAGGTCGAAATGGAGGGAACATATCTCGAGGAATCGCTTAAATCCGTCCTTTAGCTCTGCAAGAATGTTGACGGGTTCGATTTCCTGAAGGATGCCGAGATAAGGACATTCTTCAACCAGAAGGACGACAATACAATCGAGATGACAAAACACCTGATCCACAAACACGACATCATATAGGCCGGTTTCAGCATTACGTCCAGATGGTATGACTGCAATGAGTGCAATGTGGTAATCGAACATGGGGACGACAACCTTGGTGGTCATGCGGTAAACCTGTGTGGTTATGATGGAGAATATGTATACATCCTAAACCAATGGGGAAAGTCGTTCGGGGCGAAGGGATTTGCCATGATGAAATGGTGTGACTATCTAAAGGAACTAATGTACGTCGCATATCTCGAAAACTTGAGGGTTTAAAACAATGGAAACGAATCATGAAAACAGGGGTGTTGAGCCGAGTCGGCTCACATCGGAACAGAAAAAGACAATATGGGAGTGGGTGAAGTACCTGACGAAGGAGCTTGCCGTGGCGATTTTGAAGAAACTTGGGGTGTGGCATGAAGCGACTACTATATAAGGTTTGGTCTAAGTTTCTGACCGTTCTCGGGGACATCAAGTGTTTCAGGTTTCCGTTTTTCCTCGTCTACGATCCAGATGACTTCTAGGTGACAGGGGAGAAGACCCTTGAGATAATAGAGGTGCTGAAACCGGGAGATGTTATATTGAGGGGGTTCAGACATTATCTTGACGGGAAATTCGTACCCTCGAAATCCGGATGGTCACACGGAGCGGTATTTGTAGGGAACAACCAAATAATACACGCTGTCGCCAAGGGCGTCTCGAAAATCGATGTAGTCGATTTCACGCGTTGCGACAGGATTGCCATTCTCCGTCCCAAAAAGGGTCAGAGAAAAGCTATTGCTTGTGCCAAGAGGTTCCTGAAAAACAAGACTCCATACGATTTCGGGTTTGAGAGAGATGTGTCTTCCCTGTACTGTTTTGAACTGTGCGGAGAATGCTACAGAAGCCTGAAAATTGAAGGAAAAACAATAAGGAAAATGTTTGGGTTGATCAAGAAAGATAACGTGTTTCTTGCAGAGTCATTTTTCGATTCCCCGGACTTCGATTGCGTTTTCCAGTATAATCCACTGTGTGACGTCGACTTCAGAAAATAAAAAAGACCGGGCAGAACCCGGTCTTTGACTACACACACCATTTATCAGCGTTTCAACGTCAAAATTTCCTCATAAATTTCCTGATCGAAATCTGTGTTCTTGCGTGTTGCCACAAGAGCCTCTGATTTCTTGAATGCCGAAAGGAAGGAATCACAGAAAGAGTTCGACCAGACGGAAACAACATCCTGGTATTGGCGATATCCCTTCTTGTCGACATAGAAATCGAGAACGTTTACAACATACTCGAACACATTAAGGACAAGCGCTTTCGTTGATTCTGGAATAGGATTTCCGTTTTTGTCACGATATGCGTCAACCATCTCCTTGGCGGCCGGAGTCCACTTGACGGAGAATGTCTCGTTCGTTTCGGGAACAATGCTGTTCAGCTTTGTGACAACACCGACAATCGCATTTCGCGTGTCATCATCAATACTCTTCTGCGTATTGATGATGTATGCCGTCGTGTATCCGACGGTTGTGCCGAGCCTGACAACAGACTCGGTTGAGGGTGGTGTGGTTGTCTTACACCCGGTAACGACTGACGCTGCAATCGCAAAAGCCCCAAGAATAATAGTTTTATTCATGATTATTTCCTTTTTATAACACCATAATAACATTTTTAGGACTAAAAGTCAACAAAAAAAATCGTGAACTCTATGCCATGCTGAAGACATGGCATCTTTCTCGTTAATTTTATTGTAAATATTTCAACCATGTCAGTAAAGTAGTCTAAGGTAAGCGAAATACGATACATGAAACGGCAGCATCTTGAGGAAGAAGCCAAGATGGTCGGGAACTACTATCGTGATATTCTCAGGCAATACGGAATAGACTGCAACTATTACAAGCTGAAAGTACCGTATCTTGAGTAGTTCAAGACAACCCTTGACGAGAACCAGCTACTTCTACACGCATATGGAGAGGATTCAAACCCAGACTATTCGATTTCGGCGGACATGGTGACATACATGGAGGTCGAACAGGACATAATCCAGTTGCAGAAGTACGGTGCGATGCCAAACATGGACGTAAACTTCTATTTCGACACGAGGGACTTCGCGTGCGAGCTGGCGTGGAAGATGGGACAGTTGAGGGAATATCCGATAAAAGAGCAGACGTTCCTGATGGATGTTCCTGCGGTAATTTCCGACTATGTCGAATACGAGGTTAACGGTCAGACGAAACGCTCGTATCTCTCGGATGACATATTCCCATATGGAATCGGTTATGGTGTTCCGACGAAATATGAAAGTGACATATTGAGCGGAAGATTTGCGGCAAAACTCGATCCATACGAACTCGACAAAGAGTACACCGTCATGTGCCATCCATACGAACACGGAGATGTAAACCTGAAGTTCCCCGTGAACGACACAATATACAAGTCATTCCTGCACAGTTTTGGCACACACGAGTTTGTCGATCAGGTACTGTTCCTTACGTACCATGTCAGCAGAGTTGACGACGGTAGGCGGGAAAGGTTTGTCCTTCACGGAAGGCTCCACGGTGCAGTCCTGTTCCACGACCTAACGAAGGTGGGGAAATATCTCGACATGATACATCCAGATGTCGGGGACATAGTTACGATAGACTTCCCGGACGAGACAAACAGGCAGCAGTTCGAGATAACCGACTGCAACGACAAGAACCTTGCTTCTGATGGAATAAACCCGCTTCTCCACAGGTACGTGTGGAAGTGCAAGGCAAGAAGGTACATCAACTCGGGGGAGCAATTCCCGGAAATTAACGAATCCAACGAAAGGTGGAACGAAGGAATCGACTTCCTGAACAATTCGGACGAAATCATCGCAAGGCAGATTGGGCAATACGACGAAAACGCAAACGACGCCGTCTACGGAGGGTACGAGAGGAAGTACGAGACACACGACAAGGGTGCAGCGGAGAAGGATTACCGCCCCGACGGGCACGCTTACGAATTTGTTGATGACGGTTCGTTGATTCTAATACACGAGTTCGGTGATGGTTCAAGGCTTGGAACGGATGGATATGATCTTGTTTTCGTCGATTCGAGAAAGAACGGACACAAGATAACATGCACGGAACCGGAGAAACCAATTTAGGAAAACTATGTTCAGACGGGTCTTCAATATATCAAATCTACCGATAATGCCCTGTATTTTGTGAATTTCGACAATGTTTCATAGAAAATATGTGAAGACGACAGCATGACTCAGGACGAGGTCGAATATTGTCTGAACAGCCTTGTCGACACAACATACAACAGAAGAGACAACAACACAAGCGGTGATTTCTACTATAAGTTCAGGGAATCCAATACGGTTCTGATGTCCCTGAACGACCATCTTTACTGCCGTCTTGGAAACAGGAACAGGAAGATGTTCAAGCTTTGTTGACCTTTTCACATGTTTTTTGTAAATATCGTTAACAGGAATTCTACCGAGGAATTTGAATATGAAATACCTTGACATACTGAAAGAGTATAAGGAAGCCATCAAAAAGGAAAACACGAAGCTAACGGCTATTTATGAATCTCTATGTGGAGAGAAGGATGCCGACGTGGAGGATGGTGAAAAGAAAGAGGACGCCGCCGCTGACGACATAACGAAAGTCGAGTTCTCAGAGGGTGACGATGAGGTCGAAGACGAGAAGAAGGCTCCAAAGAAGGACGACAAGTTTCTGACAGCCGAGGAATTCTTCGGAAAGGGCTCTGACGAGGAAAAAGATGATGGTGTGGGGGCTGAAGAGGACGAGGAAATCCCTACAAGGGATGATGTGACAGAGTCTGACGACGGCGCGGAACCAAAGAAAGATGAGGGTTCTGTCGATGATGAGCCAGAGAAAGATAATCCAGAAGACGAAAAAACCGACGACGTGGAGAAGAAGGACGATTCCGAGAAGGCGGACGAGTCTGAGTCCAAAGTGATGAAAGCCTCGCAACTTTTCACCGAAGACGAGGTTGATAGTACGGAGAAAGTCGAGGATGAGAAAGAGGCAGAGGGTGACGAGCCAGAATCAGATGAAAAAGAGCGCGATTCGGAGGAATGTCCCAAGAAGGACGACGAAGTGAATGGCGAGTCAGAGAAGACGTCGCGCCCGGCGTCTGACGTTCTTGATCTAGACGAGGCTGAAAAGTCCGAACAGGAGGATTCTGAGGTCAAGCCTTCCGAAGGGGAGAAGCAGGAAGAGAAACCTGAAACGGAAGAAGACGACGAGGGCAAGCAGCTCCAAGAGTCGATTAAGAACATCAGTGCGTTTGTCGCAGCCAACAAAAAATTGTTTGTCCGCGACTGAGGAAAACAGAGTTCCTGTTTAAGAATCACGGACAGCCATCGGCTGTCCGTTTCTTTTTGGATTCAGATCGTGAACACTAGTTTCTCATCCGGAACCTTCCCGTAGTGCTCCCGGTAGATCATCAATCTCTCGCGCAGGTGACGCTGGCTGTACTTGAAGTCCTTGAAGGACACGTCTATTATTCTGGCGTAGTCTTTGTCTTTGTGCAACCGAAGGGTGCGACCTATCGACTGAAGGCACCTGACAAGAGACTTCGTATCGCCAATGAACACGAGATTCGTAAGGTTTTTTACTGAAATACCAGTCGAAAACGTAGCGAATTCGGCAAAAAGAACATTCCTTTCGCTTGTCTCCATGCAGTTCGTGATCTCAAGCCTGTTCTTGACGGGTACGCTCCCGTCTATGTAATAAACCTTCCTTTCGGGAAGAAGCTCACGGGCAAGTTCCGACAGATTCTTGCCCATCTCAATCCTCCCGAAAAGCAGGAGGGTGTTTGACTCGAATTTCCCAACATATTCAATGACCGGTTTGTATAGATCACGATAGTACTTCTCGCAGTATTCGTGCTCGGCGTCGTGAGCCTCATTGAACGCAACCTCGGAATACCCGTTCTCGTCTGGGCTGTACTTGCGTCTAGAGTAGACGTTGAACAGTAAATCCCGGTTTCCGTCCACATTTGGGTCGACCACGCTTATCTGGGTGAGTTTCATCTTCGAAACGAAACCATCCCTCTGAAGTTCTCCAACCGGTTTCGAGTACACGACATTGCCAAATTCGGCATTCAGTTTCCACCTCTCGAACCTGTCGCCCGGCATCGATCCCGTACATCCGAATTTCAGTATCGGATCTATTGCACGTATGCAGTTTTGGGTCTTCTCTGCGGTTGCCGTATGAACCTCGTCACACACGAGAACGTCTATTGGCGGCAAGAGCTTCATATTCGTGAACACATATTGTCTGTTTGCGATGATCAAGTTCCTGCTGGCGTCATACGGCAAATCTCCCCTCGAGTGTCTGGTGAAGATGGTCATGCAATCCTCTCGAAGACCATATTCGAGAAAATCGTTGCGCATCTGGTATACGAGTTGCTTGTTCGGAACAAGCACAAGGACCCTCGCGTTTCTGTTGATCTGCTTCCAGATGTTGTATATCAAGTTGCACAAGATGAACGTCTTTCCGCCGGACGTGCCGACCTCGATGATTCCGCGACCCCACCCACCAACAAGCAAATTTCGTATGGCATCTCGCTGATACGACCTGAACCCAAACGTCTTTTCGCCGGAACTTTCGTTACGTTCGTTCACTCCGCTGTCATCACTCACACAGAGTACATCGAAATCTTTTGGCTTCACCTCACCAAGCATTTTTTTCAGCGGAACAACGCGTTCGTCGAGAAGCCTGCGAAAACCGTCAGAAAATGCGACCTGCGAAAGCGACCCGTACCTTAGCTTGATATACCTCAGGATTTCGAGCGTGAATCCAATGGGGAAGTATCCGAACTGATTCACCATGTAATTCCTGCCGCTGACAGCATATCCGTGAAGCTTCAGGAAGAACGCATTTTTGTTCTCTTCCGAATAGCACCGTCTGATGTCCTCAAGATCCCTTTCGTTTAGGCATCTGATCCGAGCCTTTCCGACACATATCGAATACGAGATTCTGAATATCTTTCCCGGAGGGAATATTTCCGTGTCAGCCGGGTCTTCATAGCGTTCGTATGACGAAATTGGTCTCAAGACTTTTTGTGGTTGCATGCAATCACATCCTCTCCAACTTTACCTGTTCGACACTGGTCCGTATTTGCCAGATCATGTCGGAAAGTATGTTCATCGCCCTCTCTATGAAATCTACATTATCCCTGTTAATCTTTAAGAGTTCGTCAAGTTTTTGAAGCCTTGGGTCCTTTTTCGTCAAAATGTCATTTGATTTCATCTTCAGATCGGAATATGAGGGCGAAGAACCGTTCAGTTCCCTTAGAAGCTTTTCTCTTCCCTTCTTGATTCTTTCCAAGATGGATTTCTCGTTGAAGTAGTATCCGAGCCATTTCGTCCTGATGCCGGAAACCATAAGGGATTTTTCGAGAAGGTTCTGCTTTGTCAGTTTTACGTCTTCATCAAGTTCAGACTTGTACGAAAGAACATCCCTTACGCCTGTTATTTCTTTCTTTACAGTTTCCATAACACCATTATATCGTTTTTTTCACTAAAAATCAAGAAAAATATGCATTTTCCAAACATATATCATTTTTATATTTTTTATAACCCCTATGCTGAGAAAAGGTAATCTTCTTCAGATGTTGTCATGAATCGGTAGAATATTTTTTCAATAGTGAACTCTATGCTATGCTGAAGACAAGGCATCTTTCTTGTCATTTTTGTGTGAACAGATATTGACATTTAGAATAGAAATGGCATGAAGGTACACCTGCATGGTTGTGGTATTTGTATTTTCATGATATTTGCAATCTTGTTGATTATTGGAAATGTGACAAGGTAGTTATTGAAGATTTGTCAATTAAAAGTTCCGATAAAAAACAAGGAAAGTATTTCAATAGACTATGCAATAATGTATGGAATAGAAATTTGTTTGTCAATAAACTGAAATCACTTTCCTTACTTTGCAATTTCAGTTTAGTTGAAGTCAATCCTTGCTATTCAAGTTTTATTGGAAATATCATGTATGGAAACAAAAATACTCCAGACATGGTTGCTTCATCAATAGAAATAGCAAGAAGAGGATACAGAAAGTTTGAGAAAAGTTGGTTCTATCCAAATATCAAAGATGAAAGAATAGATGAGCAATGGAAGCAAACACTATCTGGATTTGATAACTGGAAATCAGCATTTCAAGAAATCAAAAAATCGAAAGTGAAATATCGATTTCTGCTTCAGGATTATGTCCATAACGCAGTTTTCAGTAAATTCTATAGTCAAAAACTATTGTTTAAATACAGTTTTATTTAATTGACTAAAGTTTTTATATTTTAAATACATTCAGTCAGTGAATATTTTTACGGATGTCTTGACTTCGTCAAGCCATGTGAAACAGGAGAAAGTTGTAATTTTGAATTGATATTGATTTAGTTGTAATGAAGATTTATTAATCAAATCAAAGAAGTATTTAAATAATAACATTTTCTTAACAAAAAGTCAATAGTCATTTTCATTAGCATTTTCCGATATTTGACATTTTTCATTATAAATGTTTGTTTTCTGTCTATTATCGTAAGAAAAAATATTTTTTTTTCACACATTAAATGAGGGTTTTTGTGAACTCTATACCGTGCTGAAGACAAGGTGTGTCTTGTTTCAGTGTCCAGACTTGTCAACACCATAAGTGTCATCTCTAGATATCTTGAATTACACAAACGTGATTTCTCGATGTTCCACCGGTACGAAATTGTGTGTTTTTTGCTGAATGAGTGTCCCTATCAAATTTATATCCACAATCACTGAAGATACTTGCCATTCCACTGAGATTTCTCTTTCTTAGCTATTGCCTACAGTTCCTGCAAATGAGATCATCTAAAAACTATGCGATTTCACAGCTGAAGACCCGACATCTTTCTCGTCATTTCTCTTGTAAATATTCCCGAAATACAATTCTCAGGGTTTTCGTGAAATGAGTAGAACAATTTAGGCTCCAGGTCTCGAAGTGAACGAGATAGACCGTTCCTCGTACGGCAACGAACAGGATAACAGCATAGTGGACACAACGGTCTTCCTGATGGGTTTCGCCGACATGGGACAAGACTACATTACGAGACAAATAGGTTCAATGGCGCAGTTCGCGTCCGTTTACGGATATCCGACCAACGAGGCTGAACGGTATTTCTACAACGCCGCACACGAGGTAATGGAACGCGGCGGAAACCTGAGGTGCGCGAAGCTCCCGTACGACAACGCCTCGATGAACAAGTTCGCGTTCACGACGTATGAGGTCGATGCAAAATTGACGAACCTCAGCGACCCATACGACATTGCGGTTCAAGTAAGTGTCGATACCGGCAAAATCCCATCGTGGTGGTGCAACCAGAATGTTATCGAATTCCTTGTGCATCCGATTGTCGACGAATTGGAGTGTCACGAAATTTTCGATATCTTGTCAGTGTAGACGTCTGTACCCCTCGAATTTGCCGAGTTCGTTAGGGATCAGTCAAGTGTTCCATATGAGCTTTATGAGACTTTCGATGCACTGTTCAGGGGTTACTTTTAGAACAACTAGTACGATGTTCTCCTGAGTGTTTTGCAGAATCCCAAAGAGGTTCTCGGTCTCAGTGCCAAATACGGTCTTGACGACGGAAGCATTGTTGGATTTGACGAACTCCAGAAGACACTTTCAACCGAACTCTCTAGTGCAGACAAGTGGGTCGAGCGTTTCGCGAGGAGTAAGGGTTTGAGCTACTACGTGACATAGCTTGAGGACTTGAGGGATCTCCTTTCCGGAATCGTGTATGATGAGGACTATTCGATAGAAAGAGTGCTTAAAACCCAAAGTCAGGGAATTCTTGAAACAAGCAAGAAACAGGTATTGTTGGTTGCAACGAGAAAAGCGGCTAAGTAGTTCAAGGTTTGCATAGAAAAGATCATCAAGGTTATATGCTCGTTCCTTGAAAACGAACTTCTCTACACAAAGTTCACCGAGTTGAAGGTGGCAGATGGGTCCATATAGACATACCTTGGCATAAGGTCAATTGGACGGAAGGAGGGGAAGATGTCTGGTATGCTTGAGATGGAGACACTAGACAAGTTGCAGACGAACAGGCTTGCCGTATAGACCGGGCGGATTGTCGTTGTGGACATATCCAGGCAGAGATATCAGATTGACACGTTCAAGAATAAGAATCTCGAATATGCGGGAATTCTCCCGGTGTTCACGACCGCCGCAAACGCACTGTACGTACAAAATCAGCTCGGTCGTTCAAGGCAGGGCAACAAGGACTATTCTCCCGTTGGCACAATCAGCAACGTAAAGTCGACAAACAGGTATGTATATGTCGATGAGAACGGTGTCGAGAAATACGCGGATGTCTCAAACGATCTTGTTGGTCTTAACAATGACATATTGACGATAACAGGATTTTCACAAGACATCGGAGGGGAGAATGACGTACAGGATGGGCAGGTGACGCTTTCGCTAGTGGCGTCCTCCAGCTTCCCGGAGATAACCACAAGGGATGGTCATTACGATACGGACCTGCTAAAGAGAGTCGGTGTTGTCGTCTATCAGATGTTCGTCGATAGATCGAATAACAATAAGATATCATTTTCCGCAGTTGAATCGTTCGTCGGCTCGTTGAACCGCAAAGCTGTCGACCCGATTACCAAAGCGTCCATTTTCCTTGACACGATGGTCAACTAGGGGTCGAGGTACATAAGGTTCTTCAGCAACGTGAGGTTCTCCGAGAACGGTAACATCAAGCTCTACGACGCCGACAAGGCATCAATTTTCATTGCATCACAGAACGATGCCGTTTCGCTTGGTCTTTACTTGTCGGACAGCGATAAGCTCATATCCGTAAAGAATTCTCTAAACAGGGCAATAGACTATATATTCGACCACAATAGGGATATCAACACCTCTGAGGTTGATCTTGTCGTCGATGCGGGCGTGTCGAATATAGGTCAGTTCATAAAATCGGTCTATTAGCGGGAGATAGGATATTATGACAACCTGTCGAAGATATCGTACAAGCATAAGCTGAGTTCGAAAACCCATACCGTAGAATGGGAGATGATTCTCAAAAAGTATGACGATTTCTGCAAGAACGTCCGCAAGGACTGCATGTTCATCGCAGACGCCCCGAGACCGTTCTGCCTGCAGGGGGACGAGAAGCTTGTGCGCGACACAAGCCCACAGAACACAATCGAGAACCAGATCCATCCGAAGCTGAAGTACATATCCGGTGTAATCAATACATCGTATGGCGCTGGGTATTGCAACTGGTTCAGGTGTGTCGACGGGCATACCGGAGACCTCTTCTGGTGTCCTCCATCAATCAAGGCTGCTGGCGTGTACCTCTACACCGATGCATACTCGAACTACTGGAACGCCCCGGCCGGGCTCAATCGTGGCGTACTCCCGAATGACGTTGTCGACACCGCGTTCAACCCGACAAACAGGCAGTCGTGGGCTATCTACAACTCGTCGTGGAACTATGCCATGAACTACCCGATAAACGGGATAGTCATTGAGGGTCAGAAGACGTTCCAGTCCGACAAGACGGCTTTTGATAGGGTTAATGTGAGACGCTTGTTCCTCGGTCTCGAGAGCAGGGTCAGGTATCTGTCCAAGTTCTTTATCTACGAGGGTATAACAGACTACATGATGCAGAGGTTTGTTGACACGATGTCCCCAATATTTGACGATGCCGTCAGCCGTTTTGGAATACAGGATTACAGGATTGTCTGTGACGACAGGAACAACAACGCGAACACGATTGAAAACAACGAGCTTCATTGCGCGTTTGGGGTCAAGCCTGTGAAATCGGGGGAGTTCATCGTCCTTAATTTCATCTGTACGTCACAAGGAGCTTCTGTAGAGGAAGTGACGATTGGGAACTTGTGATTTTTCGGAACACTTCCCGAGATGATTCTTGTAAATATCAGAGAATAACGATTTAATGACTGCAAAGGACGAAAATGAGAACTATTCAGGCTCCTGGAGTTGAGATAAAAGAAATTGACAAGTCGCAGTACGCGAAAACCGAGACCGGCACGAAGTGCTTTGTCATGGGATTCGCCAACAAGGGCGAACCCTACGTCCCGATGGAATTCTCTTCGCGCACGGCGTGGATAAACTATTACGGTGAACCGGACAACGAGGCGGAGAGGTATTTCTTCAATGCCTGCATGGAGGTCATCAACCAGAACGGAACTCTTTATTGCGCCCGTCTTCCGTATGACAATCAGGCGCGTGACAAGATGGTAGCACACAAGTACAACGTCACGTTCAAGGAAGATTATAATGAGCTTAAGGAAAACGGGTGGTTCCACGAGATACACGACTCCGACAAAACGGTGAGGGATGCATATGTCATCGATTCCGCCGATACCCCCTACCTTGTCGATACCGCATCCGTCGATGCATGGAGGACGAACGAGGAGAAGGTTGGGCGCAATACATTCGTAATCGTCGACAAAACGTGCGCCACCTACAAGATGATTGACGCGGACACGCGCAAGGGTATGCAGAGGGAGTTGCTCGGAATAGTTCCTGTCATCACAACCGCCGCAAATGCCCTTTACACCCAGTCGCTAATCGACGTAAAGCCGTATCGGGTCAAATTCTACGAGCCACTCGGCAAGATAGATACGCTTAGAGCCGGTACCGGAGGTATTCTCGCCGGAAATGCGACGAATGAGGAAGACAACGACAAGAGCATGGCTGAGCTTTACAACACGGATCTCGTCGAGCAGCTTAACTCGGTTTACAAGCACTTCTATGTCAAGTATGAGAGCCTTACGTCAAATCTTGAGACGATAGGACAGATAAACGATACGCTCGCCGAATGCATGACCCTCGTCCAGGAACAGCTTAAGGAGGACACGACGCTCTCCGGTCTTGACGAGATTGTGAAGAAGTACTATGAGGAAAACGGTCTTTCCGGTGCACCCGATTCAATAAGGGAATGGCCGGAACTCATAAATGCCGCTGCCGATGCAGTCAAGGCACAGATGCTCAAGATAGCGGACGAGCTTAACTCCGATTCACTAATCGCGGAGGCCAATGCGCTTGATGAGCTTAGGATAGAGGAAGACAGCACGGTTGGAGACTGTCAGACTTCCGTCTCAAAGCTATATTCCTACCTGGATGGTTATGCCGGAATTCACGCAGAGGATGGCGACGATGACATTCCCGAGACGATTTCACAGGTGGCCAACGCGTACTTCAACACGATAGAACTCGACAAGACCGGAGAGGGGTTCGACAGGACCCACTTCAAGAAGATCGGCATCGTCGTGTTCAAAACTTACATCGATTCGTCCGAGGGCAATAAGATTGCGTTCGAGCCGGTCGAGGCGTTCGTCGGCTCGCTCTACAAGGAAGACGTCGATCCGAACACTGGTGTCACGACGTTTATTGATACCATAGTCAATACAACATCTGAGTACATCAATGTCTTCTCGAACTGCTTCAACACCTCGTCTGACAAGAAAAATTATATCGAGAAGTGCGACATTATAATCTCGAAACCGACCGACAATTCTGCCTCACTCGGGTTTTATTCGTACATGACAGAAGAGGACATCTCTCTTGACCGCTCGATCTACGAGGGTATCACGCGCAGCTTCAACAAGGTATCTGACGTAAACGAGCGCGACATAGACATCGTTGTGGACGCAGGACTTGCCAACATCGGTTCATTTATCAAGAAAGTCTATGGCGGAAAGGGCAAGTATGATCTAAACGCGATGGTCAATGAGGCTACGGGCGCAACGGCGTGCTCGCTCTGGAAGATCAACTCGAACGATTCTGCAGTCAAGACATGGAAGTCGATCGAACAGAAGTACGACAATTTCTGTAAGAATGTCAGGAAGGATTGCATGTTCATTGCAGACGGTCTTCGTCCACTCGTTATCGACGGACAGAAGAAGATTGTCCGTCCGTCGAAGCCTACAAACAGCATCGACACCAACATCCTTCCGTATATCAAATACATTACCGGTCTTAACACAAACTACGGCGCCGGATACATGGACTGGTTTGAGGTTGCCGATGAGTTCACAGGAGACTTCTTCTGGTGCCCCCCTTCCATAAAGGCTATGGGTGTCTACATCTACACAGATTCCAATGCGAATTACTGGGACGCCCCAGCCGGACTGAACCGTGGTCTTGTTTCGGCTACCGACGTTGCGTTCTCGCCAACCTCAAAACAAGCCGGAACGATTTATGAGAAGAACTGGAACTACGCAATCAACTATCCGACAGATGGTATCGTCCTTGAGGGACAGAAGACATTCCAAGTCAAGCCCAGTGCTTTCGATAGGGTCAACGTGAGGCGCCTCTTCCTTCGCCTCGAAAGGCAGACATTCAAAGTTGCTCGCTACTTTGTCTATGAAGGAAACACCGCATACACCCGTCAGCGTCTCATTGACACACTTGATCCAATCTTCTACAAGGTGAAATGTGGTGGTGGTCTCTATGACTACAAGATCATCTGTGACGAGTCAATCAATGATGCAAACACAATTGACAACAATGAGTTGAAGGTCAAGATTGGTCTTAAGCCAGTGAAGACGGCTGAATTCATCCTCATCGACTTCTACGCCCTTGGAACTGGCGGTTCGTGGGATGAGATGAATTAAAAAAAAATAAAGAAACCAAAAAAAAGAAGACCCGACCGGGTCTTCTTTTTTACAGAAAACTTGACGAGAAAGATGCCAGGTCTTTAGCCTGGCATAGAGTTCACTTAAGTACAAGTCTTCACAAATACCAGATTTCCACAATCCCACAGTCTCATGTATCCGTTGTTTTCCATGTTTTTTGTTTCGGAAAGTTTTGGGTCGTATTCTTTCAGCAGTTTCGGTAATTTGTGCTTCTGAAACCCAATTCGGTTGTAGATTACATATGGTTTATTTGGCTTGAAATACCAGTAGTTTGGGTTTGATGTGTGGTCTAGATTGAATCCAAGTGAATAGTATAGTTTTCCAACAGACCATCTTCTGTCCGCATAAGAGACAATTGATTTTGGCTTCATTGTCTTTTCAAAGAATTTTAGCAGTTTTCCGGCCGAACCAGGAACATGATAACCCGTTTTGTTGCAGAATCTTATCAATTCCCATTCGTATTTTTTTGAAAAGCGAGATTTTCCAAAAGTCATTAATGAAATTAAATCATTTTCAAAATATAAACCACAGTTAAAACTAGATGAACATTTTCCCTGGATGTGATTTTGATCAAGAAATCTGTCTTTTGTATCTTTATCTACTGTTTTTATTGAACACTTTCTTGCATACACCGTGTTTTCGTATATTCCGAGTAGGTTTAATAATCTCGATTCGACTATTTTTTGTTTTGAAATCCATTCATTCTCGAAAATATGGATTAACTGAATGCCAGATTTTTCACACTCTTCTGTTTTGGACAAGTGATAGTTTGTGTGTTTTCCATTTTCTTCCGAATGATAGAAAAGTCCATCATATTCTATACATAGATATTGTCCTGAAACACTTTTCAGGACAATATCTATTTCACGTTTATTTAAAATGTTTTTGTTTATATCTGTGCGATGAAAAACAGACCATTTAGAACCACAGTTGTTTTTCAGGAATTCATAAAGTTCACATTCTGCATTCGACATACCAAACGGTTCAGGATAACATGTAGGACATCTTTTGCAAAATCCACGCTCCCATGTCGATTTGAATTTCGAACCACATTTGCTGCATATGAATTCAAATTCGGTTTCGGAAGAACCGTTCACGTACTCTTCTTCTGTGAAATTCGGAGTTATGTTCTTATCTTCCAAAATGAAACCGTATGATCTTTTTCTTATTCCTTTGTGTGTTTTTTTCATAACAGACGGAAGTTTGAACACACAAGATATTCCGTTGTGTTTTTTCATAAAAGACTCAACGGCACGGCTTCTTATTTCTTTTGATTGGAATGGATAGACTACGCCATATTTTCCCATATTTGTCTTTGATGTTTTTTCAGGATTGCTCCAGTTTTCATCTCCATATTTCCCAAATTTCGTCTCTTTCACTTTTTTAGAGAAATCATCTGAATGCCATTTGCCTTTGTTGTGTTCAAATCTTGTTTTCTTTGCTTTTTCGATGTTGTGGAATGTTTCACTTCCATAGCGTTCCAATGTTGTGGTTTTTCGTTTCGTCTTTGTCTGTTCGCTTTTTCTCGAACATGTTTGAGAACAAAATTCACGATAGCAACCACGATCTTTAGCAAACATCACATAAGAACCACATTGTATGCATTTTGGACGTTCGTGAATATTATGCAGGATGCAGAAAACGCGTTCAGCAAAAGTTATCTCACGGTCGTCCTTGTTCGTCTCATCGAGAAACTTCGTTGCTTTTAAAATTTCATTTAAAATATCTGGACAGTGGTTTTTCAGGAAAATTTCACGTTTCGATTTTCCGATATTCAAGTTTTCGAGAAAGAGCGATATTTCTTTGTATGTCATAGGAATTTCCAGATAAAGCTAAGTAGTAAGTATTATACGGTTTTTGTTTAAATCGTCAACTGTGTTTTTTCTTTGTAAATTCATGGGGCGAACCACAATCGTCATTTTTTGTAAATAATATTATAGAAACAGGAGACATAAAATGGCACGAGCCCTAAACGAATTTCTCAACAAGCTGACGACGAACCAGATCCGCACGACAAACATGTTCGAGCTTTACATCACGTCCGGATATTCGGATGTCGATGCGGTTTTGAAGGACATAACGATGTATGGACAAGGATTCGAGATCCCGTCCAGAACAACAAGCTATGCCGACGTATCGTTCAAGGGGTATGCATTCCCGATTCCGACAAACCAGCAAATGACGAACGAACACTCAATGACTGTCAACGCCGACGCAAACGGAGAAATCCGCAGGGCGTTTCTCGCGTGGCAGTCGAAGACATGGGATCCGGATATCGAAGGTGGCTCGATTCTCAAAGGGGACAGGCGTCTCAACACAGGCTCCATAATGCGAATCAACCTACTAGACAACGACATGGAGACAATCTCCGAATCGTACAAGCTCGTCGGTGTCAGGATCGCAGATGTCGGAGCATTGACGGTGTCGAACACAGAAGCCAGTGTTTCCACCTTCACGGTTTCCTTCAGGAGCACGTACTGGCAGATTGAGAAGGGTTCGGTAAACGCGGGTGCATTCTCGAACCAGGTCTGATTGATTTCCAATTGATGAGGTGCGTTGAAGCTGGTAGCCTCTGGAGATGGTTGCCTTTTCTCAGCATAGGAGTTATAAAACCGTGTGGGAGACCGCACGGTTTTTGTGAACTCTATGCCATGCTAAAGACATGGCATCTTCCTTGTCAAATTTTTTGTAAATATTTCAGAGGTAGATGTCATGGGTCTTGAGTTGGGAAATCTGATAGGTGCGGCTTCAAGTATTCAGGCGGGATTCGGAAAGGAGAACTCGCTGAAGAAGTTCATGTCAGCCATGGATTCTCTCGGCGTCCAGATAACGAGCCGGTACGAAGCCGTGTTCTCCGCAATACCGCAGTCGTCTTTCTTCATTACACAAATTTCATCTCCTGGAGTCAAGCAGAATGTCACAAACCTGTATTTTGACGGAAAGCTCGTTGAAATACCGCAGAACTTTGAGTACGAGCATGATTTCAGCATGACAGTCATAAATGACGCGTCCGGATATATCTACACCGCACTGACAAACTTCCTTGTCAATGATTCTGGTAGCGCGATCACGAATAGCGGATACACAATCACAATCAAGGCAATAGGAGACGACAAGCACAAGGGGACGATAATAAAGCTTAACGGTGTTAGGCTGAAAAGTTGCTCAGGCTTGTCCTTCCAGCACAGCGGCGGCGACGTACAGACGTTCACGATGAACTGTTCCGCGATAGACTTCAGCGTGACGCCGGGGCAGCTTGGAAAAGTTTCTGGTGTCGTAGGGGCATTGGGGAGTATATTCAGCTGATGGCTTCAAATCTACAGGGATTCCTCTCGAAGTTTAACTCGGCGTAGGGAAAGTGGGTCGAGTAGATAGACCCCCTCGCGACATTTGACGTGACGTTCACTTTCTTCCCGAAAATCGAAGAAGATGATTCTGGTGGTAAGAAGAAGGGTTTGTTCGATAAGGTTGTCAGCGGCGTGAAGTCCGCAGCAATGAACGCCGTGAACAACTTGACAGGTGGATTGCTCGGCGCCCTCTTGAACGACGTCGACATCATGAAGCTCAGGGACAACTGGGGTGGGGGTGACTCGCTCGGGCAGACCACGTTCCTTGACTATGTGGCGAGAGGCAACCTTTTGTCCGATGATGGCATGGGTGCGTCAGACGGACCAATAAAGCCACAGCTTGTTTTGAATCTCAGTTATTATGTTCAGAATGCGACTGTCCCAGCTCTATAGGTGGAAGGTGTGGAGGATGTCAAGACGATGCTCGGACAGTATCCGACAAGCGGACTGTTCGTGAAGCCTTCTCAGAATTCGTTCCAGCTTAACATCATCAACACGAAAGTTCCCCTTCTTGAGCGCATTTTCTATCCATGGATGAGGGAGATCACACTGCCCTATTGGTCATACGACAACCAGCCGTACACGACGGCGAACGTCGAAATCAGCTTCGAGAAGCATGCAGACTTCAAGTACCTCTTTGTCGGTAGCAGACCGACCCAGCTCGAGACTCTGACTCCGTCGAACGACCTTCCCACCCCGACAAGGAACATATCGTTCACATTCGATTATATGTTTGTCATGTCAAACTTTAATACGTGTGAGTCTGCGAAAGACAAGCTGAAAGACACCGCCAAGAAGCTCGTTGGTGGTGTTGCAAACACCCTCGGACTTTGATTTTTTCGTGTGAACACTCTTCAGAACTGTGAATTCTATGCATAGAGTTCACCAAAAATGGTATTGACGATTTATGTGTCAGACTGAAAACATGGCATCTTTTTCGTCAAATTTTTTGTAAATATTTCTGTAAGGTAGGAGTTAACATGTCAAATGAAGTAAAAGAGTCCGTGGTTGCTGAAAACACCACACCAGAGAAAAACAACAGCGAAATCCTGAATGTGTTCAAGCAGGAGCTCACGTCTTCCCAGATACCGGTATACGTGAACTCGCTCAAGCGCGAGGTCATGTTCAACGAGGTCAGTGTCACAGACCAGAAGTCTCTCTCGAAGACGATGATCCAGAACGAGAACCGCAAGGACATCGTTTACGACACGCAGTGCGCCCTCATCAACAAGGTCTGCGCAGAGGATGGTTTCAGCGTCTACAGGCTCACGGAGTTCGACAGGATTCGCATTCTCATGGAAATCTATTCATCGAATTACTTCCACGACAAGATAACGTACAAGTGCCCCGAATGCGGATGTGAGAACTCATACATCCTCGACTTCGACAAGATTCTAGCGAAATTCAACGCGTTCGACCTACAGGATGTTAAGTTCACAACCGAAGACAGGAACAGGGTGTACAGCTTCACGCTCAACTACCCTTCCGTCCGCGCCGTTTCGAATTTCTACAAGGGCTACATGAAGAACTACAGGAACGTCTCGAAGAAGGAGCAGGAGGCTCTTGACGACCTCGGGAACATCGAGTACATTAACCTCTTCATCAAGAAGGTCGAACTCATCAACAAGAAGAATCCAAACGATCATAAGTTGGCAGATCTCTCGATAATGCCATATGATGACGTTGAAACGCTTTTGTCGTATTTTCCGCAGAACATCATGTTCGACGAGGAGAATGGTGTTCTCAAGCACATCGCGAAGGAATTCATCGAGAAGATCAACTCTGTGTTCCAGTACGAGAAGTGCGGACACTGTGGATACGAGACCAAGGAGGGAATGGGGAACCTTATTGATTTTTTTTGATTCTCGGCGCAATTGATCGGAAGATGTATCAATATGTCGCCGAAGCCGAAATGGGAATCTTCAGGAGATACAGGGTTATGATACATGGAGATGAGAAGTACATGACAATGTTGGATCTTCAGTCGTTCATCCAGAAGCTCAACACCGACAACGAGGAGGAGCAGAACATGCGAAAGAATGATGGGAACGACATGGTGAAGTCGCTTTACGCCATCGGTGACATTATAAATTACATGAGGTACAAGAACACGTCTCCGAGATGAAAAAAGTTTCGCGTTCCATTCTGCCAAACTCGCACAAGAAAGTCAACACGCTTCCCCGTGCCGAGAAAACCGTTCTTAAGGGTTTCTGGGAACAGGAACAGCGTGACATAATCTCCGCACTTTCCGACATATTGCAAAAGTACAGGTAGTGCGAGGAGGATACCGAGAGTGGGAGGAACGAAAAACTTGTACACTACATAACGGATAGGTTTTAGGAGCTCCTGAAACCATATGTCGACAATTTCGCAAAGACTGTTGATCTATAGTTGGCGGTTCGGGAAATCGCGAAGTCGAAGAGGTTGCAGGACAATGTTGCCGATGAGGTATTTAAGAGCATAAAGTCTTCCATACGGAAGCTAAAAAAAGAGTCCTCCAAAACCACAAATCTTATAGACACGAAGGATTCCCCTGATACCAGTCTTGACGAGGCAATGTCATAGCTGGAAAATCAGAAGAATTTTCCGACAAGGTTCAGAAAAGAAATAGAAAGGACATAGGAAAAACATACATCTGAAATCGTAGAACTGTTCAGAAAGAACTGCAAAGATTACGCCAAGAAAAGTGGGGGAAAAAGAGCCAGAAGTTCAATTGTTGCATCTGGACAGAGGAACATTCTTGAGAATATGCGAAAGAGACAGCTTGGGATCTTCAAGAAGAATGCACAGCAGCGTGCGGCGGGCATGACCCCGAAACTCACAAAGAGACAGCTTGGGATCTTCAAGAAGAATGCACAACAGGGGGAGTCAATTGGCGGAATTCGTTCTATACAAAATATCTTCAAAATTGGCAGTTTCATCAAGAAAGTTGCATCGATATCCGTTAGTGTAATTGTCAAGATCCTATCCGGAATTGTCGGAGGAATCGTAAAGGGAATCCGCAAACTTGGTGGTGTATTGGTTTCGACGTTGAAATTTTTCAGAATTGACAAGCTTTTGAGTGGAGTTGTAAACATTGTCGGGGATATTTTCAAGCTTGCGAAGAAGGCTGTATAGAACTCTTTTTGTGCGGTGATAAGGACACCTGCTGGAATGTTTGCAATCGGCTATGCCCTTGGGTATGTTTGGGGTCTGGTGAAGAAGAACATAGACAAGAACCATGAAGGTGGGGTCGTCGGTTGGATGAAGAAGACATTTGAACCGCAGATAATCTGGTTTAATGGTGTTGTCGAAAAGACAAAGGGTGTTTTTGATACGATATATCTTGATTACATCAAGCCTTTTGTCGATTTCATCAAGCCGATAGCGACGAAGACATCTGACATAGTTGGAACGATGCTTGGGTTTGTCCTTCAGCACCCGGTTCTTGTTACATCCATTCTTGCCCTGTTGAAGATTGTACCACCTCTTCTTCAGATACTTGGTCCAGCATCAAAAGTTCTGAAATGTTGTGGAAGTCCGTTATCTGCTTTAATTGCCGCCGGAATTCTCGCGTCCGCATTTGTCGTTCCGCGATTGTTCAGTTATGTTTTCGGGAAAAACAAGTTTCAGCTTGCAAATGAAAAATCTGAAATAGCAAGCGGTGTCGGGAGTGCAAATAAAATAAACATAGAAGGCTTGTCCCAAGAAGAGAAAAAGAAATATGATGCATTGACATCACAGATGAATGTGGAGGAATCCGAACTCGGACAGCTTGTGAACGACATAAACAATTTGAGGGATGTTTTTGAAAACGATGATGACAAAAACACAAATCTGAATGCGCTTTATGGTGATTTTGTAAGGACTGTTTATGATTCTGAACTTTTTGGGTTCGACAGGGCTGAATACAACAATTTTAGGAAAAGATCGAAAAACAGTAGTGTAATCGACCAACTTAAAATGCTAGCTGATGCCGTGTCGAAACGTTATAATCGATTGATCATAATGAAAAACGCGCTTGCGACTTCTGTGTCATCGAAGCATTTGCAGTATATGATTGACAGGATTGCTAAGTTTGATGGTGGAAACGTCGTTGCCAGCGATGTTGTCAAAAAACTGCAGATAGATACAAAAGACCTTAGAAAAGACCGTTGGTTTATGCCGTGGCATGATCTACAAGATAAATTAAGGAAATATACTGATATTGTAGGCAATGTCCAGTCTAAAAAAACCACACGTTATCAAGTAAACAAACACAATGGTCGTATTAGGCGCAGAATGAATGGAAAAGATCCGAACAAGGCGTTCAGCATAGAAAGGATTGTTCCAACATAGGTCGTTTCAGAAAAGCAGATCAAAAAGCTGGTTGGCGGTCTTGACGATAACGAAAGTGAGATAGTTCGAAACACGATGTTGTCAAAATATAACTCCGAAGACATCGATAGGTTGAAGAAAATGTCTCTTTCGGACAGGAAACGGGTTTTTGACAAGATGATTGCAGAATGGAAGGAGCGAAACAAAAGGATTTCGGAAGAACGAAAGAAAGAAGACGAAAAGAAAAGAATGGAGGAGATAACCAAACTTGACGAGGAAAGCCGGAAACTCGAGAAGTAGAACAAGAAAATGCGAGAGATGATATCACAGAGAACCGGAAAGAGGGTAGAGTCGAAATGAAATCAGATTACGGGCGGCTGAACAAGACTAAACCAGTCAGTTTTGAGATGGTTTTCGAGCGTCATGCGAAAATCAGCCATGCAATGCATACGCTTGTGAAGACAGCATACCTCAACCATCATCTTGAGGAGAAGAACAGGAGAATAGAGCTTGTAAAGTGCCTTGACGGAAACGCCAACATCATTCTCCAGCAGCTTGGTGATGAAAAATTCATGGAGACCCTGAAAGACACGATTCAAGATATTCTTGTCAAGGAGTTCGGGGTTTCACAGGACACAAAGAAGCGGCTAGAAGAAGACATAGAAAGTGTCCTGAACAACAGGGTAAAGACTAAAAAAAGTGTACACACACAAATTCCCAAAAACAATATAGGAAAAAACGCAGAATATGCTAAAAAGATAACGGATTTCTGCATAAATGTTCTCAAAACGGGTCACACCAAAAGGATGGAGACGCTGAGTAGGGCTTTTTGCGATTTTTCCGTAAAAACCACCGGACGGCAGACAACAGAAAACGTACACAATCAAACGAAAAAACAGTATGGTGCGTCGGATTGGTTGACACGAAATCTCAAGAAAATGAAACAATCCAGAAGCAAGAACGTGCTTTCTGAGGTTGTGAATCGGGCTCGGGAACGGCGTTCTGAGTTGTTAAAACAACCGAAATGGGGGGGGTCTTCCATTATACGCAGAATCAGGAAATTGTTTACGGTCAAAAATGTTCTTGGATTTATTGGTGGCATACTTGGCGGCATAGGCAAGATCGTTTCGGGAATGTTGAAGGGAATCTTTTCCTTGACAAGGGGCATCGTGTCGGTTGCGCTTGGTGCCACGAAGACCGTTTTCGGGGTGGCAACCAAAATCGTAACCGGCGTATTTAGGGTCTGCAAGAAAATTGTGGCGTTTGTGGCAAGGCTTAATATCGGTTTTCTTGAACGGTTCGGCAAATTTCTGCTTTCTCCACCCGGAATGTTCATTGTTGGTTATGTCGCTGGATTCATATACCAGAAAATCGTTGGAAAATACAAGGAATACAAGGATAAAGCCCGGGGATGGTGGGAAGACAAGAAAAGGGATGTTCACAAAATCAAAATGAATATAGCCGGATACTTCAAGAAAAGTCCTCTTCTGGCATATCTTCGCAAACTTGCAATCGCAAACCTTAACATGAAGGCGTTCAAGACAAAGATGTTCAAGATGGGCATACAGTTGAATTCCTTCAGTTTGGCTGGTGCAATCGGGGGCTCTGCGGGCGGTGTGATTGGCGCATGGGTCGGTCGTGTTGTCGGAGGGTTTGTCGGCTCGTTCTTCGGACCGCTGCAGCCAATTATCATGGGTGTTGGAACCGCGCTCGGCTCAATAGCTGGTTATTACATAGGAAAAGCATATGGGAGCGTTCCGGAAAAGCCAGCGAGTGAGCGCGGACAGAAGAATATGTTTATCGCCGCTGTCACGAACAAGTACAAACAGAAGAGGGAAAGACACCTCCGTGGAATACGGATGGACTTGAAAGGCAAAATAGGTGAGCTCGACAAAAAGGCTAACAACAAGATCTATGATGACAAACAAAGGTCGGAATTTGCGAAGTAGAGGGATGAACTGAAGAACCGCTTGGATGGCATCTCTGGAACGATGACTATCAATGACGAGGAAGATTAGGAAAGGGAACGGCATGCCGCTATAGTTGAGAATATACAGAAGCTTCTTACAATGGAACAGGGAAGAGAGGTTGGACAATCGATATTCAAGGTATTCAAAGACGGAACAACAAAAGAGCTTCTTGATTTCACCGTTGACTCCGTGATAAGTCAGGCCGAAAGAGGGGACATAAGTTACAATGAGAATGGGTTGACAGCGGTCAATATTCCCCAGGAGAGATTAAAAGCATATAAGTGTCTGTTACAAATAAAACAAAATGCGTTAAACGTCGCGGTTGATGCATATCAGAAGGGGCTAATACCATATTCTGACATACGGTCCGTCGCAAATGGACTGGTGCTGGAATATGCGGACAAGGTTCAATGCAAGATATATCGTAACTTTTCGGGAAATGCCGGTATTGGAGCCGGTAGCTATGCATCGCGTGATATTTCAAAATATATATCATCCGGTGGAAGTGTCTCGTTGAAAGATTACATACTGTCTGGAAGAGATGACTTTATTAATATGCAAACGGAAAGTTCTGATGACTTGTGGAATTTAATGAACAAAACGGTTTCCGACAGATTCCAGATTACCGACTGGCAGCAGGACACGATAGAGTCTCTTACAAATGATTTTATAGCACAATACAAGAAAGCAAGGGGAAACAACCCCGTTTCAAATGAACATGTCGAAAAATTCAGGGATGTAATTCAGTCGTTGTTCCGCGATTTTATCATTAAAAACAACATAAGGTCATATGCTGACATAAAGAATGGCAGTGAATCATATGGGGAATTGCAGAGAAATATCGTTGCGCTTCTCAGAGACACGTCGGCACCCGAAGATGAGTCCGACACCACTCCTGCCATAGACAAGGTGTTGGGTGGACTGTTCGAGTTTCTGAAGACACCCAGCGGAGACAAGGACGTGGATGCAGAAATCGCAGCGGAATGCAGCGAGGCACAAAAGAGTCTCGGCTTGGACGATAAGAAAAACGAAAACGAAGATCAAACCGATCCGCTATTTGTGTCAAGAATCAGGAACGACAAGCTGAGACGGGAGAACATGAGCCTTATTGAGAAGATCATAGAACTTGGCATTGACACCAGTCTGATTGTTCAACAGGAACCGGATGACAAGGAGATGAAGCCAAATGACGATGCAGAATCAGATACCCACGGCTGAGGACATTTACGAAATAGAGGCGATGTTGTTTCGCCACTGGTTAAGATTTTCACCGGGGGCTCGGCGGTGCTGCCATAAGGCTGAATGGCAATCGTCTTCAGAGATTGCAAGCTTCAAGTGAGCTCTATGCCAGGCTGAAGACCTGGCATCTTTCTCGTCAAGTTCTCTGTAAATATTTTCATCGTAAAAGTGGAATCAATTTTCATATTGTAAAGTTTTGGTGTCTGAGAGAGGTGTCGAATGGGAAGTGAAAATACAAACAAATCAAGTGAATCGTTTACAATCTTTAGTGACGGAAATTTTACTCGTAATACAAAGAATCACTTGCTCCCGTTCCAATATAAAGGAGGTGCGTGTTCAACATTTTCGTTTCGTCCTAAAAACGACGGATGTCTTCTGAATATATTTCCGGAACATAGGAAAATGTTTAAGAGAGACATCGGGGTGAAGCAGCTTGTTTCAGCACTTGGTGGAACGGGGGGGGACATGGATAATATTCTTAACCACATACCCGGCATTGTAATTCGCGAATATCAGCAGGACACGAAGTTCGATACGATTGTGTCGTTGTTCAAAAATCTTGTTGATGGTGCGTCAACAGGAAAGGAAGACGCAAGCGGACAGAACTCGGAAAACATCATAAATGCGGCCGCGTACAAAGCAGGATATGCATTTGAAAGTTTGAAATCCCCTAGTTTTTGGAGCAGTCTCTTTAATGGTCAAAATGGTTCATTTGAAAAAAAGTTGGTGTTGGATTACGTTGAGAATATGTATTTCAAGACAATAGGAAGCGAGACAACGAACTTCTATGTTCTTCCTTGTGCCAGTACGGATTACTTGACTTCAGACGGTCAACTTGGCTTCAATTCTGCCGGAAACGATGGATTCTCAAACAACAAAAGCACCATAGTCGGAAGGTTGCTAAGCGCGTTGGGTTCAAACGTTAGATTCACGCTGACTCCAATCTGGCAGGTTCCATCACAGGATCCGACATCCAATATCACGATAAACCTGAGTCTTTTCAACGATACCATAGACCACGCCATTAACAATTTCCTGTTCATAAACACATTGATACCACAGAACATGTCATTTCAGTATGGCGTGTTCAGGATGCCACCATGCGCATACGACATCAAGATCGAGGGTGGGAAGCGCTTGATGATGTGTTCCGGAAAGTTCGATTGTAAGTTCAAGGGGGTGTCAAGACGTCCATCAAAAAAGTTTTTTGAAAAACTCGAAAAATACCAAAATAAAGATACAAGTTTCTACGATGAATCATGGGAGTTACCTGAAGATATGGTAAGGATTCCTGACGTATATGAATTGAATTTGGATTTCAAGTCATTGCTTCCGGACGTGTTTAACACATATATGCTTGGGTTTACCGCACAGAATCAACTTACTTAGTTGAGTCCTTTCAATACTGAAGTGTGGTATAATACAACGAATGTCAAGAACGCCATAATGTCTTGCGTACCGGATGACAAAGAAGTGAATAACAACACTGATGGGGGTTATTTTGCAAGTGGTAGAAAAGACGCCGATACTAAGTGGAATCAAAAAAAACTAATGGAGACTGCAAAGAAAGCGGTTGAAAAAGATGATGTGAAGGTTGATGTTAAATTTTCAGATGGCACTTAAAACATCAAAATGAGTATTTTTATATGAAAATCTACGACATAGACGTAAACGTCGACGACAACGACTTCGAGAACTTTTTCCAGATCTACACGGACAGGAAGGGGAATTATTCGTATAACCTGAACAGCACGATTTATCTCTCGTTCTCTGACGAAACCGTGAAGAACTACATGACGAAGATGGATATGTTCTGGACGACAATTTCCTACAACATCTACGGGACGACGAGACTCGCGTGGCTCCTGATGAAGTTGAATGGTGTAGGTCCGAAGAACATGTTTGACATCGTGAAAGCCGCGACGGCAGTCAAGTACATAGACGGTGAGGAACTCACTCTTGTCATGAACGGGGTCAGGTCATGAACGGGATATTCACGACAAAGAACGGGTAGCACTATGGTGTTTTCGCGGTCTTAACAGATCACGAGACGAACACCGTGACACTCGACTCGAACAATCTCCTCCGCTTCGAGACTCTGAACAGGATGGGCGAGCTTCACACCACCGGAACAATCGAGTATCTTGACGATGACGCGAAAATAGACAAGTTTCTCGACAAGCAGTACGTGAATTGCACCGTGCAGGTTGCGAGATATGGAGACAAGGATGGGAACACGACAATCGAGCAACATCAGTTTGGCTTCTTCGTCGACAACATCGGAATCGTAAGGAACGAGCCGGGGAAGATAACATACGAGCTGAAGTTGGTTGGAAATACGTGGGAGAATTACAGAAAGAGTGTGCAGTACTCGAACTACTCCACAGGTCCGGAATCGATTCTGGACATCATGCTAAAGATTCTTTCTAATACTGGATATCCGGTCGATGCGGAGTCGTTCAAGACCAGCGGAAGCGCAAATTCGATACAGTTCATAACATCGGGGAATGAGAACGTAGAGACCGCGCTGAACTATCTGTACAGCAGAATGTTCTATGGGGGAGACTCGGCAAGGGAAAAATCTCTGAAATTCTTCGTCTATGACGAGTATGCAGACAAAATTCACTTGTTTGACATGGCGAAGCAGAAGTCGTTCCAGAAGTCTTTCGGTGTGCAAGTGTCGCAGGTGTCCAACTAGCCGAACATACTTGAGGACACCCCGGTAAACATTGCATATGTTGTCAGGAAGGGGAGGACGCAGATATCCCTTGACACGACAAGAAGGATATTTTGGAAGTACAATCTTGACGAGAACAAGTTCAGCCACGATGAAATCGATTCGTCTGAGATAGCCGGACTGTTCAGGAGCGAAGCCGAGACGTCGAGAATCACGAAGATGGGTGCAAGCAACCTGTACTCTATTAACGAATCGACATGGGACAACAACAGCGACACGTACAGGAAACAGATGTTTTCCCTTCTCGACAACGGGTCGCTCATAGTCAACATGCAGGGTCACCTTGGTCTTTTCCCGGGGTGTGGAGTGAATGTCGACATGCACGTGGACGACATGTTCCAGAAGAGAATGCCATCTGGGGGACTCCCGTCGACAAAGAAGTACAACAGCATGAGCGGTTCTTGGGTGGCATCATCGGTCAGGACATTCTTCACGCCGCACAAGAGCCTTTTCCGTCAGAATGTGGCACTCATAAGAAACACGAAGACATTCTGACGTCCTGGGAAACCGTGAACTCTATGCCATGCTAAAAACATGGCATCTTCTTGTTTCATCGTTCAGACTTATCAACAACACTACAAGCATCGTTGACAGAGGTCTTGAACTCCACAAGCGTAATTTCCCGATGTTCCGTCGGTACGAAATTATTTACAAAAAAACAATGTGAAAGAATGACGATTCATATGCCAGGCTGAAGACCTGGCATCTTTCTCGTCAAATTTTATGTAAATATGTCGGATGTCAAAGGATGTTTCAGTAAGTTTTCCAAACATAATCCTCCAACTTGACAAGGTTGCGAAGGAACGGGCGTCGGGCAAGGCGCCAGACGTCATCATCGATAATCTGATGATCAACGATGACGCCAACGCTCTCATCTACACGAAGAATAATGAATACCAAATCGTGATGAAGGCGAAGGACGAGGAAAACGTGCCGCAGAAATCTGTGTTTCTTGATGCGGTCAGGGAATACACCACATATTTTGTTGGAGGGGATGAAGCCCAGTACGTCAAGGGGGAGATGCTTCTTCCAATCTTGGATGCCCGAGGCGGTGACGAGGGGGACGAAACCTCACAGAACAGTCGGGAAATATCAGAGAAACAAGAACAAAAAGGTACGGAGACCGAAACAACCCAGGCGTCAGAGTCCTACGCATAGTTCATGAACCGTGGGTTCTTGAATTTGTTGTTTGAAGATGAGACCAATGAAAAAACGGAAGATAACGTGGCGACAGAGCCGATGGTTGGCGCAGAGGGAAATGAAGAGACGCAGGACGATTCCGGCGATATCGGGACAAGCGACAAAACGATAGGCTATTCCGTAAAGTACAAGTTCGATATTTCAGACGACAATAAGAACGGAGCGGTAAGCAACTCGTTTGGGGGGCGCAAGCGCGGATGGTTCGACGATGTGTGGTCGGACCTCAAGAGCATTAAGGTTACCGTCTACGGAAAACCCGTGAATATAGGGAAGATTTTTGACAAGGAACAATGGAAGCAGCTCGTCGGGAAACACGACATAAATGTTGAGACAGCCCCTGACAATATCAGAAACATATTTGACAAGAGGTATCCAAATTCAGACGTTCACGTGAAGGTCTGGGAGAGGGGAGAACTCAATACGTTCCTGAATCGTCGTGGAAAGAACACACCGCAGTACAAATCGGAGATAGACAAGTCCGAGTATTCGGTCTCCATAATGGTCGACAGTCGGGACCCCAACTACCCGAAATACGGACAGAAGATGATTGCGCAGATTTGTACAGATGCGTTTGGAACCGCTGAGAATAAGGGTGTCGATTGGAATAAGGTCGACCCGAAGGAGGTCATCAAGATAGAGAACTGCGACGACAACGACAAGTACACGTCATCATATGACCAAAAGACAACGGGTGGGGACGCCAAGAAGAAATCCAAGAGCCTGAAGGAAGCTGAAGGTGACAGCGCGGAAAGTGGTGATAACAATGCTGACGATGAAAAAAACGTCTAGGATACTCTGAAGACGGTTGTCGAGAAGTTGAAGGAGCAGGTTGACAAGGAGTTCTCTGGGATGGATGTCGCGGCTCCTGAGGTATCTAAGACGGAGGATTATGTCAAAAGTGACGAGTTCAAGAATCTCAACGATTCAAAGCTTGCGTTCGACCTTGAGAGGGAGGGCAAGGTCGTCTACCATTTCGCCGTGAAGCGGAGGGTCAATGGTGGGAAACTCAACGAATCGGAACAGGAAATGGTTTTCAATGTCATCTGCAGGCTTCTTCTTGAGGAACTCGGTCTTGACGAGACCGATGCCGAACATGGTTCGGTCGACACTCCGGAACCCACGGCGGAGCAGATGAAGCTAGGAGATGCGAACATCACCGGCAACAAGGATGACGATGCAAAGGTTCGGAAGGTCGTGGACGCGCAGGTTGAGAAGATGAAGCTCCTGAAGAAGACTCAGAAGGAGCTCAAGCCAAAGTGTCTGAAGGTGTTCCAGAACGCCATCTATGACACGATAAAGGAGAGGTCGCTTGACGTCGGAAGCGTGAGCCTCAACATGAGAATTGGCACGTACTTCACCGGCGACGAGAAGACGAACGAGGAGGAGCAGATACGCGAAGTCGTCCGGAGCGTCATAGAGGGTTCGTCTACACTGGCACCAGGAGTCCAGAGCCAGCACACTGGCGACATCCCGAACGAAATCATTGCATACAACACCGAAATCAGGAACAACCTGATTCAGGCGGCAAGGGAGGGAACTGGAGACGAGATGTGGCAAGCCTCCCCGTATGCGGCAGTCACGACGTCACAGCGCGTCGTCGACTACATGACCGCCCACCAGATTGGCGGAAAGGATTAGCATGATGCCATTCTCGCGAAGAAGTATGCCGCGATAGTCATCGCCAAGCGGGATCTTGACGGAACCGAGTTCAGGGGTACGCAGGGTAACAGGTTCTTCACCACGGATGTCGTCGAGGGTGTTTTCGACAGGACTTTCGGAAACCACGACGATGCGGTCTCGGTCCTCCAGTGCAATCCGACTAACAGGAAGGGCAGACCAGGCGAGCTCTTCGAGGTTTCGCTCGGATACAACCGCGACAGGAGCAGGAACAAGAGGGTCGAGACACTCATTGACGCATGGGTCAAGCCGTTCGACATCGGCGAGAACGAGGTCAACCAGCCGGAGGAAATCCCGGTCGGTGACTCATACACGATGACGTTTGTACTCATTCTCCCGGATCCGTTCACCATGGAGAACGATGCCGACAAAACCGGTGACGCAAAACAGGACGGTTCCGAACAGGAGAGGAATCCAGGAGACCGGAAGGATCTATACATCGTCCCCAACAAGAAGCTCAAGAGGATGTCTGACAACCCGAACAAGGAGATCAGGAGAAGCGACGGTACTGTTGTTGCAACCGCCAACGACAGCGCATACAAGTCTTGACAGGAAGGTGAACTCTATGCCAGGCTAAAGACCTGGCATCTTTCTCGTCAAGTTTTCTGTAAATATTTGAAATGGCTGACAACATCAAGACGGACACCAACATATAGAGCGCGGACACAAAGCCGTGCTTCGAGACGTCATCCGAGCAGATTTTCCTGAATCTTCACGTCGCTGCTGCTCAAAACGCGGCTAAGAAGCTTGGAATACAGTTCAACGACAGCGAAATCGGAGCGACCATAATCAATACCGGAGTGTCAGATGATGGCAATTCGGTTGCAGACAAGATCCTGAAGAAGGCTAGTGCGAAGTTCTTCAGGGGAACCGGGCATTACGAGCTTGGAATCGTGCTCGAGTTCACGGATTTCAAGACCGCAGACATCTCCGGGATAAAGGAACCCGAGAAGATAATGGAGAGGATCAGCGAGTTCAACAAGGAAGGTCTCAAGCTCCTTAGGGAAAGGTCTTACGAGGGCATAAAGGAGTACTTCAGGTGGTTTTCCGGCGAAAAGTCGTTCGACGGCATAGGGGTTGACGACATTGACACCTTCATTCCGGACTACAACGGACGAGCCGTGAAGATAAGCAAGTACAAAATCCAGAACATGGAACTTAAGGCTCAGGTTCAGTATTTCACCGACAGGCAGGACAAGACAGACAAAAGCGGAAACGTGACGAAGGGCAAGTCCGGAACCCAGAAGCCGAGGGTTGGGTTCAAAATCGGCTACAACCTCATATTTGACAGGGCTGAGAACAAATGAAGAACGAGGACATCAAGGAATTGATACGGAAGATAGGCGAGGGTAAGAAGGACGACGCAGGGAAGATCCTGAAGAAGATCCTCACCCGCAAGGTCGTCGAGAGGCTTGCTTCGGAATGCGACGAAAGTAAATAATTCCAAACATGTCACCGATACGATAGACGAGATTGGGTTCGGGGCGAAGACCGTCCCTGCTTCCGCCGCCATCCTCAAGGCGGTTGAAATCGGAAAAGGCGTCGCAAGTCTCGTGGAGTACTGCTTCTGCGGATGCGCGAAACTCGAAAGCGTCACGATTCCGGCGACCGTCAAGAGGATCGGAGGAACGAGCACATTCCAGGACTGCACGAGCCTCAAGTCGATTGAATTCATGGGCGATTCGACGTGGACTCCGGCGATATGCACTTTTAAAGGGCTGACCGCGATAACGAAAATAGATCTTTCGCCTGTCACGAGCCTTACAGCACTCGGCAAGGATGCGATCCGCAACTGTCCAGAATTGACGGAACTTGACATAAGGAACATCACCGAATTCGAAGGTGTTGGTACCATCGTGAACTGCACTGCGCTTGCGAAGATTACGCTTTCCCAGAACCTCACTTCCACGGCATTCGAAAAGACTGCGTTCAGGAACATTCCGTCCCTAAAGATGATAAACGTCATGAACTGGAGCGGGACTAAGGATGATGCTATCACGTACAAGACCAATGTGATTTCGAAAATCAAGAATCAGTCCCTGAAAGCGACATATGCCGATATAACCGTTTGTTTCTATGTTGGTTCGGACACATCATCAGAGATGAAGGCGCTCATCTCCGGACTGTGAGATGTGTAGACGGCACAAAATTGAAATGCCCAGGTTAACCTGGGCATTTTCCGTAAATATTCCGGTAAGTCATGTCAAACAGAGTAATTCAGCTTGGTAGGAAGAAGACATTTCTCGAACGGCAGAACAGTGAGGTCTACACAGATCTTAATATGACGTCGAAGCCGTCAAGGAAAGTGTCGAAACAAGAAGCATACCCGTTTCACGTGCTTGGAGACTACGATGGGAGCGAGCTGACAGACGAGCGGTACAACTCGCTTCAGGTCCAGACGGCGTGGTACAGGGATGGTCTGTCCAAGTCCAACTATGCAATAGACAAGTCGGTTAACGTAAGGGCTGTGCAGAACGCAATAGACAACATTTTCTCGTGGATCCCGGGAGAAAGGGTACTTGATCCGGAGTTCGGGACCGGAATTTACACCCTCCTGTATGAGGGTATAACGGATCTGACGGAAGAGAGGATAGTGGCCGACATCAGGAACTCGATACAGAGGTGCGAGCCAAGGGTCATCAATGTACGGGTTTCAAATGCGTCGAGCACGGATGACACCGAGGAGAACACGGTACGGCTTGAGATATACTATCAGATACGGGGTCTTGAAGATATAAGGTTCAGGAAGACACTTGTGGTGAATACGCATCAGTGAGGGGGGTGAGAAATGACTCAGAACACAACGACGGGGAATAAGCTCATTGGGTTTTATCGTGGAAAGGTTCTTGCCAGATCTAAAAACGGAAAGGGATTTTTAAAAGTATTTATTCCTGGCGTATATCCCGAAGAATTCAATAACTTGGACAAGGCGACAAATCTTCCAGATTGTGAGCAAGCTTCTCCTTTATTCGGTGGATGCAATGACGGAAATGGTATGTTTTCGTATCCAAACGAAGGTTCTGTTGTCTGGTGTTTTTTTCAGAATGGAGATCCAAATTTCCCGGTGTACTTTGCGGCGTGCCCAGGTACTACAAATTCGGCCGGATAGTTTGCCACATGTGAACAAAAACTCCCGACAAAAGACGACCTGGTCGGTCCAAGTGGTGGTGCATATGTACACAAAATAACATGCGGAAACAGTACGGTTATGATTTCGGAGCTTGGGCATGTCACCATAAAGAACCATTGTAAAGACACAAAGACAAATGAAGAGAGGATTGCGTAGATTGAAATGGACGAGAATGGTTGTGTCTAGATATATGGTACGAAGAGCATCATGCTTGAGACGGAGACATTTACGGTCGATGCATCAAAACAGATGAAGTTTTCATCGCCATATATAACATTCAACACAAAGGATAACACGTCAAAAAAGAGCAGTATAAGTAAGACCGGTCAAAATGGTGTAACAATAATCAGTGATACAGTAACAATGGATGTTCCGGATGGTTATATAACGGCAGTATCGCTTCCTAATGGTCTGCACTGTGTTTGAAGCTGGCAACTACTGAAAATGGTCCCTTTTTTGGTAAGCGAAATAAAATATTTTTGGAGGAAACAATGGCACTTACGAAAGCATAGGTAAAAGCAAATCTCAGCAAAGAAAAAGCCAAGAACGATTTTAGACGGAAGTATGGGGCGACACAGAAGAATATCGAACAGATGCAAAACCGGATAAACACAATGGTGAAGTCCGGCGGTGGTCCTATCCTTGAAACAGAAGAGAACAAAAAGGTTCTTGCTGACATGTTGACCAAAATGGCAACAGACGCATGTTCCAAGAACTATGACGGAAATCTTGAAGCACAGAAAAAGTACCTACAAAAACAACTTGAAATGCTTACGGCAAAAGATGTTGTAGCAGAAGTCGAGAAAAACGCCGATATAACGACAAAGCTTTAGGTTACAATATATGATTATCTTGTTAAACAGCTGACCCCAGGTGGAGACAGTTCGAATATTACACTGGAGGAGTTATAGAAAAAATTTGGAGACACAAAGAAACAGATAAACTAGGATATTTCCAAGTTTATTGAACGTGTAAATGAATATGCCGATAAAAAATATCCGTATTACAATTATCAGCTTGAAGGTAGTAATGACGGTGGTGTGTTGATTAAATGGAGTTCTGTTCATATAACAGAATATGGGAAGGCTACATCAGATACATCAACACCTCCGATAGTGTATTCTACCGGGGCTGTGACAGAGTCGTTGTTTGCGACAATAGAAAGTTCAGATGAATTCAAGGATGTTGATACAGAAGCATGTGAGATAGCGGCGAAGATTAACAACCTTAACAAATCCGGAGGAACATTGGATGAGGTTGCAAAAAACCAGGCGTAGATGAAATCCATGCAGAAGCAGATACAGGGGATTCAAAAACAATTCCTTCAAAATGTTTAGGCTGCTTTTAGATAGATATGTTCATCATATGAAAAATCGCTTAATAAGGCAGCTTCGATGGCTGAGAAGATGAATGAGAAAGTCTTAAAAGCTTGCAAAAAACAAATTGAAGTGCAAGAAATGGATGTATCTTCACTTGATAAGTTGAAGAATTTCCAGATGCTTGAAGATGCCGCCAAGAAATTTGCCAAACTGCCACAAGATTTAATGAAGGATTTTGATAAACTTGAAAGCATATTGTTTCTTGTTGTAACTGGTTTTTTGCGTAATATTCCGTCGTTGGATATAAAGGGTGATGTGGACTCAGTACTTCAAAAATTGCAATCAATGATGGATCCTGTGTTTGATGGCGTTACGAAATTAAAGTTGCCACTTCCTCCGGTTGCATCGCCAATATCAGATATATTAAAGATGATGTCAAGTAAAAGTTCAGATACTTCTACGTTGACGGACGACTAGAAGAAGTTGATAGAAAAGTGGAAGGATAAGGCTTAGATTCCAGATACATGGAAATAGTCCCTTTCGTCAATGATGCAGACCATCAATCTTCTTATGATGATGTTGCCAACTTTGCTCGTTTAGCTTATATTCAACATGATTAATGCATTGATTTCTATTGTAAAAAATCTTTGGTCAGCGGTAACCGGCGGAGAATTACCACTTCCGTATCCATTAAATCTTTTAGATACGGCAATCGAGTTAATGCCAAAGATATTTTCGTTGATGAAGACAATGCCATAGGTGATGTATGAGGCTGGGAAGAAGAAACTCAAAGAAATGGCGGCGCAGATGTAGGTTGCATCTATGGGTTATGGTGGTTAGATAAGCCAGTTGTTTACTTCATTTCCAACAGTTCAGTGCCCAGAACAGATAAAAAAAGCAATGACAGAAAAAATCAAAGCTGAAAAAGAGAAGAAAGATCTTGAGACGGCGAAGAATAACGAAAAAATACTTGCGGAACGCGAGAAATCGTCACAGGAAATCGAGAAAGCCAAGGATGATATGTATAGTTCGTTTGGAAATGGATTTGTGAGTTCGTTGAAAGATCTTGGAGGGTCCTTTTCCGAGGATGCTGCAGCCAAATCTATGCTGCTTGAACTGGAGAACAAAAACAACATTGCACTTATATTGAAGTTTCAGAACGATGCCATGTCAAACAAGGCTACCATAGAAAACCAGGCTACAAACAAAGTTAGCAAAGTCAATGACTGAGATCTAAAATGTGAACTCTGTGTCGTGCTGAAGACCTGGCATCTTTCTTGTTAAATTTTTCGTAAATATCTGAAAGTGGAAAGTCGGCAATGGCAGGTCAAAGTACAGATTTCGTAAGGTTTTCACCATATTCAATAAAGGAGTTGATAATCCGGAAGCTGTCCGAGGACAGCAGGTTCACGGATCAGATCTACGAGGGGTCGAACATAAACGTTCTAATAGATCTTGTAGCATACATGTACCAGTGTCTCGTCTACCAGCTGAACAACGCCGCATCAGAGTCGATGTTCAAGGACACACAGGTCTACGAGAACATAAACAGGCTCGTCTCGATGATAGGGTACAATCCGAGGGGGATGAATCCGTCCGAAATAAGGCTTTCCTTCAGCAACGAAACCATGGATGCCGTTGGTGATGTTATGTCATCCTCGTTCAGGGGTTGTAGGATTAAGCCGTATACGCTGATTTCCACCGGAATGTACGATTCGGACGGAAATGAGATAAACTTCTCGACCGGGAAAAAGTCTCTCACCGTGAATGACGAGCAGGAGTTTGATTTCGTTGCATACAATGGGAAGTGGAAGCTGTATCCGACTGTTTTCACAGCTTCCGGGTACAATTTCGAGACATTTACACTCAACATCGGTTCAGACTCGGAGAACGGAAAGTTCGTTTCCGACAGCTTCGTCGACGTCTACGTGAAAAAGGTTGGGAAGGACACGCTGGTTCCGTTTGCGGCTACACACAACAACCTATTCAAGAACACGGATATCGAGAATCCGTCCATATACACTGGAAACGACGCCGTATACAATATTAGGTTGAACTAGGAGAAGAACTACGAGATCAAGTTCGGAGACGGTACGTGCTGCACGAAGCTTGACGAGGGGGATCTCGTCTACATCTTCTACCTTGAGTCAAACGGTTCTGACATCCAGGTAGGAATTGACGACCTCCAGGACCTGAAGTTGCGGCATGACGCCAGCATGTTCGGAATAACGGACGAGCTCTACGACTCGATTCCTGGGTTCGCATCTGAAGGGCAGGACGAAGACCTCATATATGACCAGACAAATGGTGCGTCGGTTGGAAGCGTCTCGATTGCTACGCAGCCGAAAGAGGAGGAGACGGTAGATGAGATACGCGAAAACGCCCCGATATGGTTCAAGACTGGTGGAAGGCTCGTCACGAAGGGAGACTATGAGTACTACCTCAGGAACTCCTCGCACAGGGGAGACATAATCGATGTCAGATGTATGGGGAACTCCGAGTACCTTGCCACCTTCTACAAGTGGCTTTACGACATCGGCAAGCAGAAGCACGGCAATGGAAGGTATTATCTCAACCAGAACATGATGTCACGCTATGGATACAGGATGTCCGACGCCTCAGACTCGAATAACGTCTATCTCTGGGTCAAGACATACGGCGACCTGACGAACACAGACAGTTGGCTCGACGAGTTCGACGCACTGAAGACAATTACCGCAGACCCAGTCATTCTTCCTCCGATAACGGTCAACTTTGCGCTGTGTGCGGCATCTGACGACATCGTTGCGAGGTTCGTCGAGCAAGGAATTACCGAAGATGGAACGAACCCCTTCGACAGTTCGTATGTCGAGATAACGATGGACTCTAACGCACTGTTTGTGAATTCTCAGATACAGTCCAACGTCAGAAAAATCATCAGGGAGTTCTTCGACGAGGGGAACTTCAGGCTCGGGTAGACGGTCGACTACAACGATATGATGGCGAAAATTTACGCAATCAACGGTGTCAGTAGGATTCGCACGGTATACCGCTCGTCTGACGACGAGTATTCGCAGGTCGTACGCAACGGTCTGTGCTTCGCAACATGGTCTGGTGGATTCGTCGATCAAGGTGATGACATGGAGGTGTCAAACACATCGAAGAGCCTCGAGCCGTTTCAGTTCCCGAATTTCTATGGTGACGTGAACGTGAAGGTTATCAAGAAGTCCATCACCACATTGAACCAGGTGCAGTACTAAGGATCGGAAAATGGGAAGCGTAAACTGGGACAAGATCAGGAAGAACTCGAACGACTTCAATTACGTCGATACGCTCGCTTCGTTCGTCGGCAACAGGAACTTCAGGAGGGGATACGATTCCCTTAAGTCAGGAAACAGGACGAACGAGACGTACGTGTGGGAGACGCTTTCCGCGATAGGTGACATCGTCGGGGATACGGTGTACCAGAACGTCCTGAACTACATTGACAACGTGTCGAACATAGACACATGTGGCATTAAGGCTCTCAGGTCAATAGCGAAGATGATTGGTGTTAAGTACGCAATCCTCGATCAAATCTAGACATGTCCGCAGGAGGTTCTGGATCTCATAGACATATTCTCTGTCAACAGGAGGTTCTATGTTGACCGTGAGTTCGTGTCATCCTAGACCTTGAGCGGAATGGATGGTTTTTTCGTCTCCACGGAAAATGACGATGTTGCGAACTAGCTTTCTGGGTTCGATGGGAAAGAACGACCATCTCCTGGATTCTCGTACCGTGTCGATAACGAGAAGTACGAGAAATACATACAGGATGCGTTCTACGGTCTTCTCGACTCGATGACGAAGATGATGTACCAGTATCCATATGACAAAGTCAGCGTGATGTCGCAGATTTCTGGCGAGCTGGTATATGAGAACGATACCGGGATAACGAAATACGAGACGTACGACGAGCGGATACGACAGCTTAAGTTAAAGCATGGGATAACGGGATTCTCGAACCAGAGGATAGCTGACGACATAGACAAAGGGGATGATTTCCTTGACAACTATACGGGAATCAGGCGCACGATTCTAGACATAGAGTTCGAGAAGAGAAGCTCCGTCTTCAGGGATGAGTATAAGATCGTGAACTCCCGGTCTGAGAACGATACGGACGCAAACAAGCTACAGACGCGATACTCCTACTACAGGGAGCAGAAAGTCAAGGAGTACTTCGACTTCATACAATCCGAATATTCCTCGTTTATAGACAAGCAGGCTGGACTGTTGAATGATGCCAGCGTATACGACGTCGACAGGAACTACATCGAGATAAGCTCTCCGACGGTCGAGCTACTTACCAGGGACGGGACATACCACGACGAGTATGTCGTTCAAACGTCAAAAATCTTGAAGGACATCTGCATCGCGATTTCGGAGATACGAGAACGTTTAAAGACAGAGGCTCAGAGATACCACATGCGTGGAACATTCACGCTACTCTCCTACATCATAAACGAGTATCTCGTCAAGAATGTCGCGTTACGATATCCTGAACTTTCCACACTCAGAAACTTCGACTCTGAGAACATACAGGTTGTTGAGTATGACGACACGACGGAGTATTTTAACATCAAGACACAGACGGACGGCGTTGCGTTGAGTGGGGACACGACAAACCAGAGGTTCTGGGAGGAGGTTGGTTCTGGCTTCTTGGGCAATTCGGGATTTGCTTTTTCGGCAAGCGAAATAGAGAAGTACTATCTTGACACACTGAATGTTGGTGACGGAAAGACGGATCTAGACGATTTCCTTACCGTCATATACGATCTCGGAGCAAGTGTTTCATTCACATCAAAGGACACCGGTGAGCCGCAGATCCTGAGTTCAGAGAACAACGAGGCGAACGCCAGAACAGAGCAGTTGTTTCTGAAGTTCAACGGGCAGGACGTCGGATACCAGCCGTACGCGAACTACAAGAATGTCGCACATCCTTCATACCAAGTTCATCCCTATCTCAGGAAGTTCATCGAGAGTTCGCAGCTTGCATACCCGATAGTCAACGCGTTCTACAACGACGCGAACGAGAACCTCGAGGACGACATAGCGAAGGGACTTGTCGACAGGCACATCGGACCGAACGGGAACAGCGTCGACGTGTGGCTTCACAACGTTAGGGATTATAGTGGATGGATGTCGAGATACGAGAAAAGTTCACATGTGCTTGCGGATGACGTCGGTAAGGTGAACGGGTGTATCGACTATGACGGAATGTTCTATCCTCCGGCCGTAGAGGACTTCGCAAGGGACAAGAGGAACTTCATTGATGACGTCAGGAGCCGTGGAGAGGGTGGTTTCGGGTACTTCGAGAGATACTACTCCCATCTCTCTCTGACGGACGAGGAGCTTTATCGCATAGCGAAGCAGCTCGACCAGTACGGGGACAGGATTCTTGAAATCACCTCAGAACGAGGAGACGACGAGAATGTGTTCGATGTGTTCAAGTACGGTCTCGACGCCTACGGCAACAGCATAATGATCGTCAAGAGTGTCCAACAAGACGAGACGTATTCGTAGAAGCTGGAGACTCCGGGGGAGCTTTGGATGAGGGTTGCACACCATCCGTTTGCATTCCCGGCATATTCTGGAGCGTATCCGCAGGTCAACGTCGAGAAGGACAACGATACAAACGGCAAGGTAAATTCGCTTCTCGGGAAATGGCTTCTTGGAAACTACAACGACCAAAACAACGACAGGTTGATAAGGTTCTACGACTTCGAGTTCGACTCGACGCGAAGGGTTGCCGTGGCAAGCGTACAGGACGACGTGACGGACTCCGACGGAAATGTTGTGCGTTCCGGGTATCGTGACTCAATACACCTTGTGCTCGTCTCGGGGCAGTATTTCGACTACAGCCCGTCGGAAATGCGGAGGAAATACCAGCTTGGCGTCGACAAGGACTCCAACACGACGAGGATAGATGTTGGCTCGGGATACCTTTTCGCTGGGTATTTCTGCGATAAACAGACTCTTGGTGTTGCTTCTACGAAGGTTCTTGAAGACGGAACACTGCACATCCGCACCGCAACATATCACAGACGGAAGACTCCAATCATACATTCCGACTATGTGTTCAGACCGTCTGATATCGGAAGGAAGATCGTTGATGGAACAGACTTCAGGGTTCAGTACACGGGGAATCACTTCGTCTTCGCATTCCTGACGGAACCGAACAACAAGGATCATGGAGAGATATGCAACTTCGTAGGGAGGAATTCCGATGACAGCCTTGCGGAAGGAAAGATGCGGTTATACGAGAGTTCGGTTGATGCGGAGGACGCAGAGACATCAATAGACTATTTCAACAAGCATGTGACAACAGTGCAGTTCGATGTTGTGGGCTATGACATTGTGAGCAGGACGGTTGACGTCAGACATCACAACCTCAACGGAGATATATCCTACATTCCTCTCTATAGCGGAGAGGACGGAAGGATTAAGACGCACATCGTCCCAGAATACTCAAGTGCGGACTTCTTTTCGTTCGAGCTTCTCGGATACGACAACAGGGAACTGAAGGAACTCGTGGCAAAAAAGGAACAGAATCTGAAGTCCTACATCCAGGGTGAAATTGAGTACTTAACGGACGTATCCACGGAAGAATTGCTCGGGGATGGTGCGTTTCGTGTATATGAGGACTACACGGAGAATGGGACGAGGTCTGCAAAGATTGAGTCCAGCCCGTCGTTCGGTCTGTTGAAGCTTCACGGAGGAAACAAACCCTATTACGAGTGGGTAGTAAGCCTTTCGGATCTCAAGTAGGACATACTCGGCGAATACCAGTGCGTCCTCCTGAACAGACAGACGTCGAACAGGAATCCAATCTTCAACGGAACGTTGTCTAACCTGAAGGAATCCCTGTGGTACAATATTGAACCGACGAAGTTCGACAAGGACTACTATGAGAATCGCGCATATGGCGGACAGATCATTGAAGTCGGTGGAATATAGAACTGCTTCACGGACGAAACGAGGTCATATAACGACGAGTCGAACCACATATTCAACATTTCCGGAGTTGATGTCGATGTGAATCTCCCCAGCAAGACGCTGACGTTCAGGTTCTATGTCGACACCGGAGACCATGTTCCAGATGAGCTTCGTGGAAACACAATAATCAAGAAGGGTCAGCTCAAGCTGTACATCTTCCATGCCGGAATGCTTGAGAACTTCGAGCAGTACCATTTCCTTGATACGTTCAGGAACTGCAGGGTTACCGAGAGGATAATGAAGGACGGACCAGAACTTGCGATGTATCCGTTTTTCAGATATGATGACCTGTCAGAGATACCGATTCTCAGCGGTCGTGTGTACGACGGGGCAAGACCCGGATCATCCGACTACACGAAGTTCGACGGACTCAGTGTACTGACCGGAAAGTTCAAGTAGAAAGTTCTCTCGTTCAAGGCTGACGAGAACTTCCCGACGAGGGACTACGATTTCCCGTTCGAGTATTACGAGATAGGACCGACTGACAAGGACACAGAACTCAGCGACAAGCTTAATATACAGTACTCGTCGTCCGGTGTGTTCAGCATATCTAATACCTATATCGTACAGGTGACCTCCCCTGAGATGGTGAAGACGCTTACTAAGGTAAAGATACCGCTTGATATAGCTCTTGATGAGGAGACAAGGGTATACGAGGATTACCTTAGTGTCATGTATTCAATTGAAGAGGACGACAGGGAGTTCGCCCAGTACATGAAGTTCTCGGATACGGCGACGGTTTCGTCTGATGCGATGAGTTCCGACGACGGAACCGGCATCTGGCTGTCGAGCCTGTACGGAAGCACATTTTCGGAGGTTTAGGAAGAACTCAGCGTAAAGTACGGTCTTTTCGGTGGGGCAACTGAGAGCAACGACATTGCGGTTGGTGTTGGATATGCAGAATATGAGCTTTCAGTCGGATAGCTTGACGAGTTCTTCAACATGTTCGTCTCTTATGACGCAGACAGGACTCTTTACTTCAACTGCAACAACCTCTTCAACACGCCGTATGTGTTTAGGAGTAAGACGACTGGCGACACGTGCGCCATGTACATTGACTCTACATACCTGAAGGTCGAATCCGGATAGACCGGAAAGCTCGACATAATCCTACAGTTCAAGGTTTTCAACCACAACAAGCAGTTGATCGGGCAGAGGACGGCGGTATTCGCCTCATATGAGATAACGAACGTATCGGACGACAAGCCGAAGTTCGTTCTAAGGAAGACTCTAGAAGGACCTGGAAGGCTTGATTACATAGACTTCACCGGAAGCGGTGTCAGATCGCATATAATCGCGGAAAGTCAGGAGCTCAGTATTGATAACGCGCTTGATGCGACGTTCCACACCTCGAGGGATATCGAGTTTAAGGTACACATAGAGGACATATGCGGAGCTGACCCCAGGGAGTTCGGGGCATACTTCATGTACGACCATCAGAATGGACTGATAGAGCTGTCATACGGAAACGATGGAAAGCCGAAGACGGTCGGATGTGAGATAACAAATTTTGGTGATGGGTATGTCGAGTTTAAATCCAATGAGAACACTGAAGATGCATACATTACATTTATTATGCACCCTGGGTATAAGGTCGATTCTGGCACAGAACGAGCTTAGGTCTACATAGATCTTGTGAAAGGGTGGACAATAGATGAGTTCGGGAACAGCATCTAGACAATCATTCATCCCGGAAAGATCGAGTTCTTCTTTGTAGGAAACAGATCGATGATTGGTCACCTCATTACGGAGAACGACATCGACAATAACATCGGAAGACCAGGAAAGTCGTTGTCGAGGGCAAATGTCTCCGACGAGTTGAAGAGAAGGAATCTCACGATTCCGTTCGAGGTTCCAGAAATCGACTATGCAATTCTTACTGAAGACTCTGACAAGGAAGAAAATGCTGTAAACGGGACAAGGTTTACGTATCTTGTGTCCGAGAATACGGATACGTTCACCGCAATAGGGGTTGAGACTGGATCGAGAAAAACACGTACGAGACTTTCCACAACAAAACCGGAGAACGTCAAGAAACGTAAAACCGTTTTAAAGAGGGCTGGAAATACAAAGAAAAGGAAAGTGAAGTAAAATGGCTACAGGACAGATGGTATCTGCAATGACAGAGATTTAGCAGGCGAGCGACCTTACGCTTGACGATTTCCTCTATGTCGTGAAGAAGAATACAAATGGGACGTACAGCGGAAGGAAGGTATCGCTTAAGGTTATACTTGACTTTCTGAAAATCGGTCTTGACGGATAATTCCAGAAGACGTTTTGAACATCCTCGACCATGTATTGCCACCTACTCAAAACCGTAAATAAGGGGGATGGCGCGTATTGGTATCGAGTAGTTGAATTACGTTGTTTCAGGTAAAACCCAGTCGCTGATAAACGTTGACATCTCAAGGGACGGGAAACTTGAGCCCAACGTGACGCTTGTCGTCGGAACCGACAGGAAAGGCTGGTTTGACCACTATAACAAGTATGCATATGAGACCCTTTCTGGTGGAGATGTTATATACCCTCTCTTCGACATACGCGACGTTGCACTGAAGAGCAAGGTTTACAAGGCGACAATTGATGGTGAACGCGGGAAATCGGACAATTTCATTGACATATACGCTCCACAGATGAAGAAAAACCCGCTTGGGTTCTCACAGAACGGAGATTATGCATACGGTCTTGCGGACAGTGACACCGAGCAGCCGAATGTCAAGGGGACGAATCTCGAGGAGCGCAGGGAGGATCTCAAGTCGAACGAAGAGGTAAACGACTATTCGTATAGGGAGATGGTCGACAGCGGAAGGAGCATCGGGACGTACTTGTATAGGACGCTTACCGATCTTTCTGAAGAGACAGGAATGCAACTGTCGTCATATGGGCAGTATCTTGAACTGAATCCTTCGATTTCGTCCGAATTGGCTCAGGAATTGTTCGTCCCGGTGAGAAACGCCGACGGCATTGTATACAACTGTTTGTATGAGGTTCCACTGAACTCCGACACGTACAACGATTATGATTCCGGCGACATACAGGGCGACGTGTTTCTTGGGAAAAACACATATGATTCGACGTATTCGATTGACATTAGAGACGGAATGAGGTTTTCTGGATGCAGGGAATACTGTGGAATAGGAACTTGCGGAGGTCTGACATACCTGAAGTACTATGATAATATAGGCTACACTCCAGGAATCTCGTCGGACGGAGAGCCGACATCCGTGCACATGGTTAAGACGATTGGAAAGAGGACATACCAGAAGGTGGAGGTTATACAGTCTATCAACAGGTTCAACACACAGAATGTTCACAGGTCAAACTTCTATTCGGTGCGGATAAACCAGATGGGACTTGACTCGACAAACTTCTCCGGAGGAGACATGTACAGCGAGAAGAACGTTAGGATGCGCGAGATGTTGAAGCAGGACATTAGGAACAAGATACGCGAACTGACAGAAAGCATATGTCCAGTTAACACACACCTGTTCGATGTGGAGGTGAACTGATGGATATTCCGTTTCCGTCCGCGACAGACGTTACAATTCACCCTTCTCAGAAGAAGAACGAGCAGGTATTGAACGGGATATTCGCGAAGCTCTTGAGGAACGATTTCTATATTGGTGGAGACGTTGGACTCGCCCCGACGATATGGGAATGCAGGTGGTACAACGATCAGACCATAAGGGGGTATTCGAAGGGTGATGCATGCTGGCTCAACACGGAGAACGAGCAGTCGTTCATAACCGCCAAGGCTGACACGATCTATAACTACGGTGTGAACAACCCGTACATCGGGAATTCTATAAAGCCGCTTTCGGAGGATCCATCCCAAATCTCTTTGTATAGGAACATCCTGAGCGGTTACTATACCGATGGAATGGCTCATCCCCTTTCAGCCCTGTTTTACCTCGGGGACCAGGAGAGGGCTACCCAGATCAGGATTTCGAGAGTTGACGACAACAAGCATCCAGTCACCGACGACAGGTACTGGAAGAGCGTGTTCGCAAGAATGGACGAGGTGTCGGATGTCGTCGATGCGCAGCTCTGCAACACGATGTCAACCCTCATAGACAACCACCTGAGCGCATATCACATGAACCTGTCGTCCCTGAACACTGATGACAGGCTGCTGAAGGACTTCGGAAACGTGACCCTCCAGAGGTACGGAAGCTACGAGCCAGACTATTCGGTTTCCGGGTACGATTGCATGATATCGACCGACATAACGTATCCGAACCTCGATGTCGATACCCTGAACCTTCCGGAACTGAACAGAATGCACATAGCGAAGTTCAGGTCAAGGAAATGGAACTCGGGTCTTGTTGAAAACGACGGGACGGTAGCGGTCGGCTCGAACGGTGTCGCCGTCGTGTCGTTCCCATCGGACTACAGGTATCTCAACGCCGACTACACGATATGCGTATCCCCGTTCGGGTTCGAGCTCTCGGTGGACAGGCACTACAAGACGACGAGGATAAAGGAGACCGATCCGGACACAGGTCTCTCCACGATAGTTGTCACGACGACCGGCGACGTTAGTTCGTTTGAGATAATCGACGTTTCCGACGGTCCGTATCCGGACACCATACTGTCGTCGGAGCAGAACTTCCTGACGTACAGCCTGATAAACGTCAGGACGGGAGGATTCTCGATTTCAGTCGACTCAAACGCAAGGAAGATTCCCGAGTATTTCTCGTTCTCCACGAAAGGGTTTGTCAGAAGATGAGCAGGACAATCATAGGGAACGTCGTCGGAAACGACGTCACCGGCAACGAGCCGATGACGAGGGCTTCGCTCAACAGGAACTTCAAGAGGCTGCTCGACAACGACACAAGGATTGAGGAATATCAGCAGAACTACTCGAACGTCGCGAGGATACGTGCCTTCGTCGAGGGTCAGACGTATTCCAAGGACGAGACCGTGTGGTTCAGGGAATACAACGACACGACGGGTGATATCGACCTGTACATACTCAAGTCCATGACGGACGGGAACACGACGCCCCCGAAAAGGGAGACCCTGACAGACGGGACGGAATCGTTCACGGGCTCGGGATGGAGCGACCAGTGCAAGTTCAGCTCTCTCTACAACACGTATCTCGGAAGGTATGTCTAGGAACGGCTGTCGCACGACATCACGTACGGTCACGACCAGTCCGACACATATCACCATTTCGGGACGCTCTCGTCAGTCCAGGAGTACGAGCGGAAGGTGATGAAGTCCGACCTAACGAATAGGAACAGGGGCAGGAGCAGGATCATATTCCCGTACGAGACAGTGAACCTGAAGCCTGATGGCGTGATAGTCGGCGGGTTCTACAGGAAGTGGGACAACGGGCTTCTCGAGTATGACATAAGGTACAGGGTCGGATATGTCGATTCGGAGACGATAGTGGCTAACACCTTGTCAATCGAGAACTCCTATGGCGTTGAGGTTCCGCTTTCCTCTGACGAGTATCAGGAGAACAGGCTGTATTTCATGGAGGATTCGGACTATGAGATATTTCAGCAGGACGGAACGGAGGATTTCGTCGCGAACGGCGTGACATACAGGAACATCAACAAGCAGCAGAACGCATATGCCGGAAAGATAGTCCTTCCTGTTCCGTTCAGGGACGTGTCGTACATGGTTTTCACTGACAAGCCCGAGAAGTCGGTAAATGACATCGTGTATGTGAACAAGATGAAGGGAACGATAACCGCCCTGTACATAAAGCCTGAGTTCTCGGAGAGGGACGTCAGGCAGATAGCGATTGATCCGAATCTTGTATTCAGGTGCCAGATAGTCGGAAGGTGTGACAAATGAACAACTTGAAGGTAAAGAATGTAAGGCTTGGAATAGACAGGAAGACAACCCTTCCAAACAGGGACGGTTCCGGCATATCCCTCAAGGCTAACCAAATAATCTACACCTCGATAAATAACGCTTTTTAGAAGATGACCGACAACGACCTATTCAACGAGAGGTTGGCGGTTGTACGGAGAGGATACGCCGACGGTCCAAATCTTTCCGGCGGAGACGAGAACCTTGCGACAAGGGAGAATGGATACAAGGTGTTTGGAGGTCTCGGCGAATCGCAGCTTTCAATACTCCAGAAGTACGACATCCCCCTTTCCGATCCGTCTACCCTGTCGTCTTCGGCAGGCTTGGAAAATCTCCAGGTTAATTTCGTGTTTGAGTACAAGTCGAGGTACATAGTCGGAACGAGCGATGGGCTGTATGCGTCCGGACAGAACTTCGACTTGTCCAGATTCGACAGGACAGACGGGAATGGAAATCGGATTTTCGGAAGTCTCGGCGGAACGAACGTTTTCTGTTATTACATCAACGACGATTACGGAAACAGGATAGAGTCCGACAACTGGTTGAATGGGTGTGAATATTACATCGGTACGGATGGTGGTCTTTATGGTCTGCGAGATAACGGCGACACGCTTTCGTGGAACCTGCTTGTCGACGGCATCCAGGTGACGAAAATCGATGTGATAGATGGAGAGATGTTCCTTCTCAACGATAGGGGTGAGAACACCGGTCTTTCTTCGTTTGACGGGGAGAACCTCAGAAGGGAACGCGACGTGACGTCGGCAAGCGACATCATGCACATCGGCTCGCAACCCGAGGAGAACAGGATTGTCGTCGGAGGCTATGACAGGATTCAGCAGTCGTACGGCGAGTACAACCCGCTGAACCAGGATGTGGTTGCCGATTTCACGAAGATAGGCGTGGCGATACACGACGTGACCGAGGACAACAGTGCATTGTACATCGGAACGAGTGGCGGACTGTACGAGTGCACAAACGGAAATGTGGGACCAGAAATCGTTCCGAGTTCAAGCGGAATGAACGTCAGCAGGGTCATGGCGTTCATGGATGAGATAGTCGGGGCTGATTCCGAATATTTCCCGATTCTCTGCGGAACGGATGCTGGACTGTATGTCAGGAATCGCCTGGAAATGACATTTGAGAAGATTCAAAGTGGCATTTCGGACCTTGACAATGGAAAGATAGCTGACATATCGGCTCGCGGAGCATTCATCTTCGCCGCAGTCGAAGGGAATTCCGTGTACTACGCCAATGTAAACAGCATCGGAAAGTGGTATCGCCTGAGTAACGGGACGAATCCGACATGCTTTGACCGCGAGGAGGACTTTGACACGGACTATTCCGGGGGTCTTCACGTTGGTCGCAACGATGGGGTTGACGAATACCTCATCAGAGAGTCGATGATGCTCATTCCGAACGATTCGACCGTTGACTCGAGGCTGAACAGCAACACGCTCCGGATGATGAAGAATGACGTCGGGAGGACATTGGTCTCGTTCGATGACAATCCGATACTGTATCAGGTTGTAGGTGGAAAGCTCGAGCAGTTATTCCAGTTTCCAGATGTCTCGACGAGGATAAACGATGTCGCGACGATAATGACTGCACAGGAGTCAGAAACAGAAGACGTGGTTTCGACAACCCCGATGTATGTTGCAACAAACAGTGGAGTAGCGGTGCTTGACGGCGGTCTGGCAACGTACATTCAGGGTGTCGGAGGGTGTGATGTAGTGGCAAGTTTTGGAAACCATGCATACGCATACGGCGGGAAATACGTATACCTGATGACAGGACGCCGGATGATGTCAAGGTTTGAGTTTGACGATGAAGTTACGGCTGCGTATGCCATGGCAAACTCTCTGCTCGTCATCTCAGGTGGTGTCCTGCGGTCGCTTGGAAACGTCGGAGACTATCAGATTGTCTCAAATCCAGAATACGAATCCCTGCTCGGATCTGGCTTCGGGAACGTGTCTCAGGTACACTACTTCGGAAGCGGGGTTTGCTGCATCAGGAACGCAGCTGGAAGCGGAAACTGGACCCAGATAGATCCAAAGACCGGAGGTGTCGTCAATACGTTTGGTGGATTGACGAGCCGCTCTCTGAAATGCGCATGCACATCCATTCCAGGAGAGATTCCCCAGAACTACATCGGAACGGACAGCGGATATTACGAGATTGACGCAACGCTTGAGTATGTCGATGGTCCCTACCTGGGCGGAAGACAGGTGAACGACATGGCAGATCTGTCGGCATCAAATGGTCTGGTGAAGCTGATAGGAGCGTCTGACGGTCTTTATACGGCCACGACAGCGGTGTATTTCGAGGACTCGTTTTCAAACGATGACGATGCTACTGTGGGTGGAACCGGGATCTTTGCGTCGACATATCCAACTGATGTATCGTGTGACAGCAACATCATGATGATCTACTCCAAGGGTGGAGAATATCACGTCGCAACTGGAATAGTTGACGATCCAGAGGCAGAAGACAGGTATTCGTTCAAGACACACAAAATGGGAAGCATCAGCAGTTCTGAGACGATCCGCCGGGTCATTCGTACAGGAGCAAAAAGTGCGCTTGTATTGACAAGTGGAGGAATCAGGACAACGAACGACCTGATCGACTATCCGTGGTGGCAGACCAGTCAGAACAACCTGAAGGACACCGTTGATCTGGCCATAAGAGATCTCTATGCGCTTGACACTCTTACCGGTTCGTATGTAATCAGGAAGAGCGGAACGACATACAGCCTGAATAGGATAAACTACCAGACAAGTGAAGCGCTTATATTGTCCAGCAAAACAGAGCTAAGGAGAGTCGGAATAGCCGGGAGCAAGCTTCTTGTGCTTTCCGGCGACGCACTGATGGAGTATCCTGGGCTTCCGACGACGGGAGTTGTTCTGACGTCCTTTAACAGACTATCACCTGAGCTTGGTGTAGGAGTCAACGACTTCGCCGTCGACGGGAACTATGTCTATGTGGCGACGGAAAAGGGATTCTGCAAGTATTCGTTTTCGGGTTCCCTTCAGGGTAAATGGCGCGAGGATCTCAACGCAGAGGAAATCTTCACCGAAGGGGGGATATTCTTCAAGGGCAACAACAGAGGTGCGTTTGGGGTCTACAAGATCGACGGAGCGAACATTGAGACGATATATCAAGATCTTGACAAGACGAGATATGACAGGACAAACGGAGTATTCCTCGCGCAGTCACAGGTAAAGCTTGTAAACGGAAACGAGAACAAGGTTGTCAACTTAGTACTTGACGCCACCGGAATTGATGAGAGACCGATGAAGTGCCAGTTCGTCATGTTCTCAAGCGACCCGAAGAAGGATAGTGCGCTTGGAACGAAGAACGTCACTTCAATCGCCGTTACGGATTCAGCCGCGTACTGTGTCGCTGACGGAGCGGTGTACACGTGTCCAGCGATTTCCAATTTCAAGGGAACGTACAGGTGGACTGACATAACACCAAGCGGGGTCAACGGAATACGGAGGATATATGCCAACTCCGGAACGCTGATTGCATTCACGGACACAGAATACGTGAACATCAACATAGGCTCGGATTACAAGATACTGTCACGAAGGTCGCTGGGTGGAATCGTCCAGACAGGAAAGGTGTCTGACGTTATGGTTGACGGGGGACATGTCGTGTTCGTTCCGACGACGGGCGGAATCTACTAGCTTAATCCGTCGATACAACTGGACCTTACACATTCTGACATCATTGACGATTGCCACAGCATCGCCACGGTCGGTTCACGGGTCGTCGTGTTGAATTACGCAGACGGAAAGAACTACATTACTCAGGTACAGGAGGGAGACGGAGACAACCGCGACGTGATGGTCACACGCAGGTTGTACGAATGCGACATGCCGGTTGACTCGAAGATGACGCGGATTACACGAAGTGGTTCTGGCGTGTTTCTCGACGACGGAAGTAACTGCGTATACTCGAACGGCATTTCGATACTAATGACAGAGGAAGGCGGCAAGCTTCCGTTCACATCTGCGACGGACAGCCATTTGACAATAAGGAGAACCACGTCCGGAGGCGGTACGCTGTTCGTTGCTTCAGACAGGACGTACAAGCCTGAGTTCACAAACATTCCGAAATACGTGAATACGCACATCACGGGAACGAAGGTTCTCGGTCTTGAGCATTTCAAGGATGACGGAGGGAACGATTCGGTGCTTGCGCTGACCGAATCAGGAGTCGTCAACGTCTCGGATGGAAGCGTGTTCTACAGAGGAAACTTCAGCGTCTTCCGAAGCACGTATATCGTCAATCCAGAAAACAATTTCGGAATCTAGACCCTGCTTGCCGTCTCTGACGACGGCTGCATATTCAACAGCCAGCAGAACGGCGAGTGGATTGGCTTCAGGTTCGGCAACGAGACGACGGGTGACGACATCTCTAACATTGTCAAGTATGACAACGATTCAGTCGTATACGTCGTCGGTCAGTTCGTTGTAAAGACTGGCGAAATTGGTCGTGTCAGGCATTTCGGAGGATGCCGGAACGAGCTCGAGAACCTTAACAACCTCGCTTCCGAGGCTGACGGTGGGTATCATTTCCTGAAGATTGACGACGCGAACTTCCTGATAGGCTATTACGGTGGATTCAAGTTCTTCAGGGACAATGTCGTGATAAGGTCGTACTACAACACGTCGTACGGTGTCCGAATCAACCTTCCAGTCACGGCAATCGGCAGCGGAAACAACACGGTCACTGACGGAAAGTCGTACTATGTTAACCAGGGGACGAGGATATTCGAGACGAATGACCTGATTGGATTCAACCCCATTATTGAGACGCTCCCGGAAAGCCTCAGGATCAACCAGATACTGAATGTCGGGGACAGGGACTTCATCATTCCGACGTCGAGGGGTCTGTACTACACGAAGAGCATATACGAGCTCAGGGACGACATAAACACGCAGTCGTTCAAGGAGTTCAACAGGTGGATTCAGGACTTCTACGACCATGCAGAAGCCCACCACATAGCTGAAAACCACCGTGACGAGGACTTCATACAGAAAATCGCCAAGCACGCCGACACGTCGATGACGAACGTGACGCTTCCACCGAAATACGCAAACGTCCCGCAGTCGATAGAGTTCAACGACGAGTACCAGTACATACGCGGCGGCGTGAGAAACTTCTTCACTCAGAAAAAGGCTGCGAAAGAGGTCTATTCCGGTGGGTTTGCCAACAGGATGAACGACACGGACATCGGTACGCTCGACACGTTCAAGCTCGACTACATCGTCAAGAGATGGAACAACGGCAAGATGGAGTTCTTCATCCACGTCCCAACGACGATGACGTACTACATGAACCACGTTGCGGGTTTCGGGAACTGCCGCTACGAGGACACGACGGTCGAGAGGAAGAACATAGACGGCACCGTCACGGACAACAAGCTGAACGAGAAATACACGAGGCTCAGGATCTACATCGACCAGAGCCACTTCAACCTGAAGAGCATAACGGCGATACAGATCAACGGGACATCGCTTCCGTTAAAGGTCTACGCCGACACCGACCACCCGTGCTCTGGGTTCGACGGCATGTACCATTCGGTAATACAGCCGTCCTTGACGATGACTATTCCGATAGAGCAGGACGGGAACAACGTCGGGAGGCTGATCGAGAAGGACTCGAACAATATCGTACTGGAGTTCGCCGTCTACGGGACAGACGAGCAGTCGATACGGTTCATAGCGCAGGCTTACCCGACAGCGACCATACGCTTCGTCAACAATCAGGACCTTGGGGGGGAGATGCCGGATCAGGTGGTTTCTCTCGGGTACGACGTTCCGTACTTCGAGATCCGCAGGAACATGTTCACGAAGGACGGATACCTGTTCAAGGGGTGGACGACGGATCCTGAGTCGTCCACGGTCATGTATCCAGACATGGGTCACATCGAGCCGACTTCGGACGACGACATAAGCCTCACGCTGTACCCGATATTCGAGAAGTACAACTGGGACGACTTCACGAGGATAACGTACGCGAAGCCGATTGATGGAGGCGAGACCGTCACAATCAACAAGGTGAGTTCGATTGACGACCAGAACACGACGATAATCATGACAAACGAGGTCTGAAATGCAGAAGAGCTACGCGATTACGGAGAATCTTGAATACCAGGTGCAGGACGGGAAGAAACTTGTCGACCTAAGCGTCTCAGACACTGTTTCGTCAATATCCATAATGGGAAATGGTTCCATAGATAAAATACGCGAAGTCAGGTTCGGGAAGAACGTTAGATGGATAGGTGACAAATGTTTTGCAACCAACGACACGGCGATAACGCTAAAGGATGCTGAAAACGTTCGGCATATCGGCAAGCAGTCGTTCTACGGGTGTTCCGGCAAAAAAAACGACCTTCTCGACGGAACGCACATCATGTTCTCGATTGACGATCGGGCTTTTGCCAGGAGCGAATTGGAGATGGCATACATCTCACTGTCTGGAGATGGGGCTACGGAGGAACTACTTGACGAGTGTCGTTCGGTTGAGCCGTAGGTTGGACCCTACCTTGGCGAGGACATATTTCTGGAATGTGAAAGACTTACGGACGTTGGCTTCGTGAATTCAAACGAGCTTGGGAACGGAATGTTCAGGAACTGCACGAACCTGAGTTCTGTCCGGTTTGAGAGAAACCTGGGTTCGTGTGTCGGGGAGAAGGCGTTCCAGAACTGCACCGGGTTAAGTTCGATATAGTTTCCATCCAGGTTCAAGCTGTTCTCACCAGACATGTTCAATGGATGCGCGAATCTCAATGACGTGAAGGTTGCCGAACCGAGCGACTCGGAATTGTCTAATGGAAACGCGTTCATGGGAATACAGGACAGGGCGTTCTTCGGGTGCAATTCACTGAGCGAAATCACATTTCCAAGGGGGGTCACTACGCTAAATGCATTTGACGAATACTCTCTGTACGGATCGTCCCTCTCGCGGATTACGTTGAATGGTGTGTCGAGAGATGAGCTTTTGAAGTATTCAGCGCTCAGTTCATCGAATCCGACACAAGCCGTTTTCTCGACAGACGGTCTCGAGTTCGGAAAGATCTATGAAGTCAGCAAAGACGCACAGGTGATGGAGGTGTTCGGAACCGCAATGAAGAACAACCTTCCGATCATGGTCATTGCGTGTTGGAACGGATGCTCAATGTGTGCCACCTATAAGAAGAATGTCCTGAATACCGACAGGTTCCAGGAGTTTCTCAGTCAGCAGAAGCTTATTGTAATATATGGAGGAGGACATGGCGAGTGGCATCATGTCAACCTGATGTACTACGGAATGTCAACCGCTCAATATGCCGCTAAGGGTAAGAATAGCACAGCGATCAAGAAAAAAACGATAGAGAACTACAAGGATCCGGAGAATGATTCGAGTGACGGAACGGTATATGGTAGCTATGTCTCCTATTCAGAAAGTTCTGGAGCCAAGATATCAGATAAGTAGAAATATGATAAAAAGATATTTGAAATCGGTTATTCTCCAGGAACTACTGCTACAGGAAGATACTATAAAGATGAGAGAGTCTATACGTATAAAGGGGGGACAAGGTGGATCATAAACCCCGACATGATCGGAGGGGATTATTCCAAGATGCAGAATTACATTTCAAAAAGGAACTTCGAGTGTGGTGTTGACGATTTCTATAAGGCAAAGATGGTTTACAGGCTTCAAACTGGGTTTGGTGGCAACGATGCACTCGAGAAAGAGATGGCAATGTTGAAATACGTGGATGGGGACTGTGGATACAATTCTATGACATCCAACAAAACGACCAATGTCTCCAAAACGACATCCGACGTGTCTGACGTCAAGCCGTTCACCTTCGGAAACATAGGTCACGACTGCACGGTGATAACCTCGGACGGCTACACCTTCAAGTGGGTGGACTAGAAGAATGTGTTCGAGGAAGTGTCGGCTCCAGCCAAACCGTAAATAGGAAGAGAAGACAATGGCGATAAGGCGAATATCCGAGCTTGATGGCATAACAGCAGATAAACTGATGGCTGACTCCGATAAGATGAAGCAGTCATTATTTGAAATCTCTCGTTTTAAGGGGGAGATTGACGAGGTACCTACATATTATGACTCGAACTCAATACGGCTTGATGACTTGTCTGGTATAGTCACGTACCAGGTCAGGAAGGACATCCAGAACATCCTGACTGGAGACATCGAGATCGGAGGCAACAAGACGTTTACTGGAGACATTACGTTCGACACCGGACGCGACGTCACGTTCGGGGCCGATGTCATCATAAACGGGGCTTTGAGTGTACTAGGAAACTGCGGACCCAAACATAACCTTTCGTATGGGGCGTTTTTCGCAAACGCCATCCACGGAACTGCAATGTCAGCGATGTGGTCGGATCTTGCGGAGTTGTACGAGACAGACAGGGAATATGAGCCAGGAACAATCGTGAAGTTCGGGGGAGATAGGGAAATCACGCTGGCCGACACCGAGGCGAACGCGGTCATAACGTCAACACCAGGACTCGTCCTCGGGGTTGAATACAAAGATAGTGGTTCCTATCAGGGAATCGCCCTAGTCGGGCGCGTTCCAGTGAAGGTGTTTGGGAAGGTCAGGAAGTTTGACAGGATATTTTTGAGTAACACACCAGGAATAGGATGTGCCGAGAACACGGGAAACACCGGAATACTTGTTGGGAAAGCACTTAAGGATAAGAATGCCGATGAGATCGGTCTTGTTGAGTGTGTCGTGCAAATGAGGATCTGAAAACCATGAACGTACAGATATCAGAGCTGAAGAACTTCTCCGACATCAGGGATACCGATGAAATCCTCATCTCGCACTATGAGGGTAGTCGAAAGGTCTCATATGCGACGACGATGTCTGATCTCTACGCATATTTCATGCGGAAGCTGATGGCAGATACCGGAAATGTTACGATAAGCGGAAAGTGGAAGTTTAACCAGGAAATAGACGGGACAGCTAGAGCCGCAAGGTGGTCGTGATTTTAAGACCAAAGACCGTCCCGAGCCCCATGGCTCGGGTTTTTGATAAAAATATCTTGACTTTTTTGTAAGAAAAATCTAAAATTATTGTTATGAATACTAATGACAACATCAATGTTGTAAGTGCAGTGCTTCATCTTCGCGAAGCGAGTTCAAATCTTCTCGAAATACAGCCGAAGACAAGTAATGTCCTTCTTGAACTTGCAGATGGGCTACTTAAGATGTTCAATGTCAACGAAGATGAGGTTTCTGAAATGTTGGACATGACAAAGAAAATATCGGAAAATGAGGAAAACAAGTGAAATTTGACAGGAAACAGTCAATTTCACTTGAAGTGACGGTTACGGACGGATGCAACTGCCACTGCTCGTACTGCATGGAGGGTCTTGACAAGATCTGTGTGAAGAATCCGAGGAATGAGGGCGATGAAATCCGTGTCATCAGGAATCTCTGCGAGAACTGGAATCCGGAAAAGCTGCATTCCCTTGAACTTACCTTCTGGGGAGGAGAACCATTCCTGAATTTCCAGTTTCTCGACCATCTCATCAGGGAAACTTACAAGTATGATTTCGTCAATTACCATTGCTACACGAACGGAACGCTCGTCGAGAACTTCAGGAGGCTTGTGAATTCGGACTATATCGACAGCCTGAAGGGCGGTCGTCTTCACATACAGCTCTCATACGACGGCGAACCGCAGCACACGGAGAAGCGCGGAGACAACAGTTCGCTCATATTCGAGACCGCCAGGCTCCTTCTTGAGAACGGCATCGAGATAAACTTCAAGCCTACGCTGACGTATGACATGATTCCCAAACTTCCGGAAATGTGGGAATCCTATAGGAAATTGTATGAAGAGTTTGGTGATTTCGTACAGTATGTTCCGACACTCGACACAACAATGAGTGATGACTCAATGTTTGACGAGTGGAAAAAGGCTACATTTGAACTTGCGAAGAGGGAATGTCGCTTCTACATGGAACATGGAAGGTTTTTGATGGGGTGGTTCCAGAGGGATGGACGAGCAAGATGCAGGATGGACAACAACCTACACCTCCACACTGACGGCATGATATACTGCTGTCATGGTGGACCGTATGCTGAAAACAACGAAAGGTTCGTTCTTGGCACGATAGAAGATGTCGATGACCTCGTGAAGGTGTACGAGAACAACCAACTCGACTCGTCAGGACCGATTGATGGTTGTATTGGCTGTGGTGCGGCATACTGCGTCACTTGTCATGTGAAATGTCTTGGGAGGAATGACGGGATGGACAGGTGGAACACGGCAGTCGGAAAGGATCTCTCAAAATGCAGGTTCATGAAGCACTTCGGAAAGGTGACGAAGGCTCTTTTTCTTGCCCTGTCCAACCGTAAATATTTTATAAGCTGAAGGAGTTTTCGAATGGCACGGTGTAATCCAGAAAGAGGCAAGTCAAAGATTGGTTTTCCGAAGAACGGCGTTTGTTCGACGGACACGGACGGCTGGCCGAGCAAGGGGAGAAAGGTCCAGTACGGGTTCTGCACAGGTCACAGGGACAAGGGGGTTGATTCATACGATTTCGACAAGCCGGTTGATAACGAGATAATAGAGACTGGAAACATAAACACCCTCAAGTCAGCAATCGAGCAGGAGATTGCTCGTAGGAATCTCCACAGGTGGCCGCTTTCCGACAGCTTCAACGGGAACATGGAGAGGGAGACGAAACTTAGATCGAATGGTGACTTGAACCCTACCGCAAAAGGTGATGTCGTCGTCGGAAACCCGGTTGCGAAACTTGAGGAGATTGTCAACGAGATGCACCGCATTGACGATGAGACATCGGATTTCAACAAGGGAAACAAGACCCTTGCAGAGTCGATTGCGAACATGCAGACAGAGGTTTCGCTCGCGATGGGCGACTGCATATGCTACTCCGATTGCACAGCATACTACAAGTGCAACTGCTACGGATACTGCAACAACTACTGACTTTTCAAAACGGAGGAATTGAAAATGGACTATGAGACGCTTCTCGTGAGGGACGACGGCGACCACTGGAGGGTCGTCGGAACGTCGTATTCGAATGCAATGAACCCCGAACCAGGCTCGAAGGTTCTGAAAGCGAGCCTTCTGACGATAGCGAAGGTCAAGGAACTTCTTGCGAAGGGTGTTGCCGTCGGCTTTCCGAAGATGATGCAGTTTCCGGAGGCTCAACTTTCCGACATAATCGAAATCCAATCTGATGAATTGACGACGAGAATTCGGGTTGCTGTTAACGACATCTCAACTGCTATGCAGCAGATGATAATCGGCGTGTCCGTTATCGACGTCATGGAATACATGAACAATTACATAAAACTCCTGAATGCAGGATATTTCATCACCGACTCCAACCGCGAGGACAAGTACTTCGAGATCATCGAAAAGTCCCAGGACAACCCAGAGCCGGATCCACTTCCAGAAAACCCAACGTTCGACCAGGAACAGAAACATGCGACCATGATGCGAAATTATACGGAAGCAAAGGAAAACCTGTCGACGCTCGAGAAGTATCTGAACGCATATGACCGTATCGCAAGGGTCAAGTACGTATACGATTTGATGGATGGTACACGTCAGAAAGTTCTCGCGTCAAAGACGGTCGAGGAGGTTGATTTCGCAATGGACGAATACCTCAAGAAGCTACAGGACTTCACGACATGACGGGAAAGAAGGATTTCCGTTTGGTTCTGAAGTCATCCGGACGGAGGGTCGTCATGCACCAACCACACACGGTGGGAAACCCGATGGGTCGCCTCAATAACGGCGACCTTCTCTTCTTGGACGATTGCCTATATTCGCAATATTTGTTTCTTAAGGAACACGGCAAGAAACTTCTGAGCCGTGGAATCGGCGTTGTGCTTGGGTTGTCCTCGTTTCTCGTCCGCGACCATTCGTGCAGCCCAGACTTCGTTTCTGTTTCTTCGGAACTTCACGACCGCATACATTCGGGAGACATGACGGCTTTGAATGGGTTCATGAGCGTTCAGGAGGTCAAAGAACTTCTTAAAGGTGAAAACGTGTTTCTTGCGTTCCACGGAGGGACGCACCTGAACCTTGAATTGGACGAGAGCCTCGGAAAGGGGAAAATCGATATTGCTGGTGATTTCCGGAAGGATGTTTCTGCGGGTGTCGGGAGGCTTGGTGAACTTGGGTTTGATACCGACATTTTCGTATATCCGTATGCATATGACTTCTTCATTTCAGACAGAATACTGAAGGAGTTTGGGTTCAGGTATATCTTTGCCGGAAGGAATTCGAGACGAATTGAAATTGAGGATCTTTTGAAGTGAACATCAACCTTGAAGGAGTAATAAGGAAAAACACTCCGGGATTTGTGCAGCCAAGGCGTTCGCAGATATACGTCGGGTTCCAATGCCACCAGAAGTGCGGATTCTGCTACTATGTGAACAGATGCAATGAAAAGATGTTTCCACTCGACTACATCAGAAAACAAATCGATTTCTGTCTTGGCTACGGAATACGGGATTTTGAGATAACAGGAGGGGAACCTTCTGAATATCAAGAGCTCCGCCACGTCTGCGAATACATAAAATCACGGAACATGTCTTCCAGGATAGCCGTGATAACCAATGGCGGGTTGTGGAGGAGTGATGTGTGGGATATAATAGACGAGGTTTTAATCAGCTATCACATAAGTCGCAGGGACATGAACATGGACAGGGCGATGTTTCCGCTTGGCGATACATTTGACAAGGTGAATAAGACGGTCGAGAAAGCCAAAACACACGGAAAGTTGCTGAGGTTCAACACCGTTGTTGCGACATTCAACATGGGCGGTCTTGATCTGATAGTTGACGATCTTGTGAAGTTCGGGCCGTCCGTCATCAACTTCCTCCCGGTTAATACGTTTGAACAGGCTGGAGAAATGTCACGGTATATAGATTATGGAAAGCTTCGCCCCATATTGAAGAGGAATATCGGTGTAATACGGGAAAAGCTTCCGAATTGCCTTGTCTACATAAGGTATTTTCCGTTTTGTGACATGAAGGGATATGAACGACACATTGTTGGACATCTCCAGCATATGTACGACTGGTTCGACTGGAACAGGGAGCTGGACGGGACGACGCTTCTTGATCTCGTAGACTCGGGAACCGATCCAAAGACGTTCGGACCGTATGGCAGCAGGTCACTTGAAAGTGTCACAAGGACGAGAAACCAGTTCTATGAGAAAGGTGAGGAATGTTTGAGATGCCGATACTATCTCATATGTGATGGTGTAGAGAAGACGTGTGATCATTCAATTCTGAAATATGCCGTTCCAGAACCCGGAAAAATAGTCAAGAACCCAATGGAATTTATCGGTAATGAGACAGAACTTTTGTATTTGAGAAAATATCCAAAAAGACCTTGATTTTTTTCTCGAAAACGGTATACTATGGAGTATGGAAAAGAAAACACGCGTTCTTCTCATTGGGGGTCATGGTTTTATCGGTTCGGGTCTTTGTCGCGAGCTGAAGAGACGCAATGTTGCATACAGGTCGATTGACATTTTCGATCTCGACCTGACGGACAATAACAATATCGATTCGCTGTCAAAGATAATCGGAAGATATACGAATGTTGTTCTTCTTGCGGCCAATGTTGGCAGGAAACTCTTCGATGCCGATAAGGGAAATCAGGCATCCCCGATTGTACATGCGGAGCGGAACCACTTGATTTCGTTCAACGTGGCGCAAGCTCTTACGAAACGTTTCTATGCGGGGAAGAAGCCCGTAGACTTTACATATTACTCCTCATCTGAAGTGTACGGGAATTGTGAAGGGCGCTGCAATGCCAAAACGGTTGACCTGACAATAGACACAAAGAACCCTCGCACCCTGTACGCAATCGAGAAGCTTGCTGATGAGACGATGTTTTCTACGCTTCGTAATTTTGGGGCGATTTCCCATCTTAAGATATTAAGACCGTTCAACATTTCTGGTGCCGGGCAGAAACGTGGCGTCGTGTTCGAGATGTTCAGGGATGCGTTTGTCGAGAAGAGCATATGGTATTCGAAGGACACGCTCCGCACGATGACCGACATAGACTATGCGAGCAAGAGGGGGGTCGACGAGATTCTATGTACACATGACAAGACAGCAAATATCGTTGACAGAAACGGAAGCGTGTCAATGTGTGTTCTTGCCACATTGATTGGAAAAGAGGTTGAGAAGATTACGGGAGAACGTGTCAAAATCGTTGAGCGAAATCAAGATTGTTTCGTCTGGACAAGGTGTATATATCGGCCGGATCGCGATTCCGCCATCCACGTCAAGAAACTTGTCGGAAAATGGGTTTCCGAACTTGAGAGGGGGTTTGTCGGTGTTTGACAACAATTTTGATCTAGTTGAGGAATTCGAAAGGAAGTTGGTGAGGTATACGCAGTTCGAATATGCAGTATGCGTTGACTGTTGCACAAATGCAATTCTTCTTTCACTTGAGGCTAAGAGACGACTCGGTGAGATAAACAAGGATGAGCCGCTTGTGATTCCAAAGAACACGTATCTCAGCGTTCCGATGACCCTGAAGAACAACGGGTGGAACATATCATTTGAGCTTGTTGAATGGCACATCTCGTATGAGGTTGGCAAGGGAACCGGTGTTTTTGATGCCGCTGTTGGTTTCAACGAGAACATGATGTTAAACGACTTCATCTGCGAGGATTTCCTTGTGTGTGTTTCATTTCAGCAGAAGAAGAGGCTTTCGCTTGGACGCGGAGGAGCCATTCTATTCAATAGCGAGAGATATCTCGAACTCCTCAGGAGGATGCGCCACGACGGCAGGAACCCTAGGATTCCGTTCATCAAGGAATCTGTCATGACAAAAAAGGACATTATCATGGGATACCACTGCTACATGGAGCCTGAGCGAGCCGCTCTTGGAATATGCAAACTGAACCAGGACGAACTGCTTCCACCATTCAGGGAGATCTGTTATGACGAATATCCGGATATCAGCCTCCTGCCGGTATGGAATTGAAACCAGAAGATTTCGTGCTTATTTCCCCGATAGACGCCAACAAGAAAGTAACTGTTGGCGGGAAGAGCGTTTCGCGGTTTTTCGAGGAGGAGGCTGTACGTTGTTTTGGTTCGTGGCGGAAAAACGCAGGAATCCTAAAAGACATTGACATCTGCTGTGTACACCTCAACAAGACGTTTGTAAAGGCTGAAACGGTTTCAAGGCTGAGCAATCTTGGAGTCAGGTACATTGATGACCCACAAGAATGTGCCGATGACTTCAAGATTGGGTTTCTCAATGAACCGCTCTGTGGATATTATTTCAGCCAATTTCCGGAGATGAGGAACAGGGTTTCGATAAAGATTGATCTTGACATGCAGGTTTTGAGACCACTTGACGCGTCACTCCTCCCGTTTGACGACGAAATCGTAATCGGACAGTACGACGAGAGATCCGCAAAAGGACAGAGGACCACCCTAAACGGGCATCTTCCGTTTGACACGAATTTCATCGTATCGGGGCTCAACAACGGATTCTATGAACGATATTTTTCGCTTTGCATGGACAAGTCGATACTTGAAAGCGACGGGTGGAAGAGACTCTACAAGGAGAGTGGGTGGTACTCGCTGGAGGAATATGTAATCGACACAATGTTCCTCAACGGCGAGTTTCACATGCGCCCAGTCCAGAACTACCAGTTCGGCGAGGGGTATCCTTCCGTCGACCTGTATGCAGATGACGAGGTTGATACGATTTCGTTTCTACATGAGCACATATACAGGAATGGCGAGTTTCCGGACGAGTACGATCCGGTCGCAGAGCGTTTGAAATTTTTCAAAAGGATTAAATGAACGACATATACCCGATTGAACAATACGTCAAGCAGGACGTGTCTGTGATAAACGTTTTGTTGTTTGTCGCAGACAGGTGCAACTTCAGTTGCCCATACTGCTATAACTTCTTTCCGAGAACAAGTGGTCTTGCCAATCTCGAACTTATGTTTAGGTTTGTCGAAGACATGAAACGGAAAACGGGCAGAAGGCTCAACGTTTCGCTTATAGGAGGTGAGCCGACACTCCACCCGGATTTGAAAAGATTCCTTGAACACTTAAACACCCTCGACGATATATAGGTTGAGATAATAACAAATTTCACGTTTGACCTCGAATATGCGAAATGGCTTCTTGTGCGGAACATCAAGATTGCCGCGTCGTGGCACGGAACGAAGTGCGATCCGGCGAACAACAAATACATCTCGAAGATGCTTGCGATACCGATGATGTATTTCGAGAAGGATTTGATCGAAGTCCGCATAATGTTTGAGAAGGACAACTGGAAGAACTCGGTAAGGACATATGAGCTTCTCGTTCCGCGCTACAAGAAATGGATTGAGATAAGCCTGCTCACGGATAAGAATGGACAGCCGTATAACTATACGCAGGAACAGCTCGATCTCTACCACAGGTTCACGAGAGAACTCAAGTATGTCAGGGATTTCTTCACTCTGAGGTACAGTGATGGAACGGAGAAGCAGGTTTCTTTCAATGACATGTACCTTAACCCCCTTGTCAATTTCCATCTTTGGAAGTGTAATGCTGGGCTTGACTACGTGTATGTGCATGCCGATGGAAACGTATACAATTGCCAGAGTTATTATGAGCATAGAAGGAAGCCAATTTGCAACCTTATGGAGACGAATGGAGAGTACAGGAGGGAACTGTTCAAGCCGTGCATATGTTCTGTTGATTACTGCTCGTGTGACTTCGACGTCCGCAAGGAGAAGATACTGAAGGGTGTGAAGAAATGATTCACTGTAATACGACTTTTGGGAAGTTGCGGGAGGTTATTGTCGGGCGTGAGCTTGAAATAAGCCGTCGTCTGATCGATTTTACGTTCAGGAATTTCTTCAGGGAGAACCTTCTCCCCGAGGGACTCTACAACAGCCGACATGAGTTGTATTCAATAACCGAGAATATATTGCAGAGAAGGGTGGAACAGCTTGACGCGCTTGCAGGTGTCCTTGAAAGTCTTGGTGTAACCGTTTTCCGGCCGGACAGGGTAATTGGAGTTCACAAGATAAAGACCCCGACATATGACACCGAGATGAGTTCGGCCAACAATGTCAGGGATCTCACACTGGTCTACAACGACACGATTGTGGAGACACCGATATGTCTGAGGAACAGGGTTTTTGAGAACCTGCAGATGTACAGAATATTCCAGAGGGCGTTTGATAACGGGAATGGCGGTAAGTGGATAAAGGCTCCGAACACCCATTTGATTAAGGAAACGTACGATTTGGTCGACTGGAAGGAAGACAGAGATTTCACGAACGCGAATGCGAGATATGAGATGTCGATTGATGCTCCAAATTTTTTGACAATAGGAAAGGATGTTATTGTAAATGTAGCCACACAAAATCAATATCTTGGATACAAATGGGTCAAGTCGTTGTTCCCAGAATCGAAATTCCACGTTGTCAAATGCGCAGATTCGCATATTGATGGTGAACTTGTGTGTCTTAAACCTGGGACATTCCTGTTGAATCCTAAATTCGCTTGTGTAAGAGACATGTTGCCAGAAAAATTCAAAAAATGGAACTTCATTATCCCAGAGGATCTAACAGAACAACTTGATGTTAGAGGAATGACAGATATTGATATACGTCTTGCATCAAGTCGTGGAATGGATATAAATGTTTTAAGTCTGGATGAGCATACCGTACTTGTGAACAAAAAAGCATATGGTGTTAAAAAGGCACTTGAACAGAATGGATTCGATATCATTGAGGTTGAATTGGATAATGGTGAGATATTTGCTGGCGGTATACATTGTTCGACACTTGATCTCATAAGAGAGGACGAATATATTGAATACTGAGTTAACAATTCTTGTTTATATTTCTGACGCGTGTAATTTTAAATGTTCGTATTGCTACAACAGACAGCCAAGAAGTGGGAATTTTATTGATATTGACATTCTCTTGAATTTCCTTGCGCAAATTTCAGAGAAAACCGGACGAAATATAAAATTGTCTTTAATAGGTGGAGAACCATCACTACATCCAAAGGTTTCAGAACTTGTAACAAGATCATTCAATATAAAAAATGTATGTAGTGTGGATATGTATACAAATCTTTCTGTCGCTAGATGTGATTATGCTGAATTGCTTTCAAAAAATGTGAAGTTTTCAGTATCGTGGCACACTGAAACAAACGACACAACATTCGTATCATTCTTGAACGGTCTAACTGGAATAAACCAAGCCAACATAATTGAAATAGCCATGATGTATGAGTTTGGAAATTCAGATAGATGGGGAAATGTAATTTATACTTTGAAAGAAAAGTATAAAAACGTTATTGTTCCGTGGCTTTTATATAAACCAAGTGGTGTATTTCAATATTCAGATGATGATATTCGTAATTTTTCTTCAATTCTCATTAAAAATGGTTTTGTTGACGTAAAAAAGCATATTGGGCACAAGGACATATATAAATCTATCTTTGATGATTTTTCGGCTGTGTATATGGATGATTATTCCGGAAATGAATGTACCGCCGGTGTTGATACATTGTATATTCACGTAAATGGGAATGTATATCCATGTCAAAATGAATTTTACTATGGAGACAAACCCTTATATAACATAAAAGATGGATTTGATGTTGAAAAATACACAACTGTTGTCTGCAAATGTCCATTTTGTAGACATGGAAATTTCGGGGTAACAATAGGAAACGGAGAAATTCATGATCGTTGAATGGTTCACGTTTTGCTATAATGAAATCCAAATACTTCCGTTTGTTGTCGATTATTGGAAGCATATGAATGCGCATGTTACGGTTTATGACAACGAATCAAACGATGGTTCATATGAATTTCTCAAAAAAATACCTTTCGTTACTGTCAAGGTGTGGAAAACAAATGGTATTCTCGATGACATGGAACTCTTGAGAATAAAAAACATGTGTTGGAAAAATGTTGTTGGTAAAACGGATTTTGTTATAGTTTCAGACATGGACGAATGTTTGTTTATAGATGAACCAGAACTGATTTTAAGAGAAATGAAGAATGAAAACATCGCGACAATAACACCAGAATTCCTAAATTTGATTTCATATGTTTTTCCAAAATATGATGGTAGATTGATGCACAATATAGTTGATACTTTTTATATAGATGAATGGAAATACTACAATGATATAGATAAAAAATATGATAGATTTGGAAAGAAACAAAAAATGTTGGTTTTTAATCCAAATCTAGTAAAAGAGACGAATTATCTTCCCGGATGTTATGAATCAAAACCAGAAATATGTGGCAAATGTATACAAACAAATAAAATAAAATGTTTTCATTTTCACGATATTGGTCTATGCAGAAAGATAGAACGCTACAAAGAAAGAAAAGACAGAATGAGCGAAACAAACATAAAGTTGCATCTTTCTGATTTTTATCTGGAGGATAAACACAAGACCATTTCTGACTTCATGTTAGACTTAAAAAATTCAAAGAGATTTTTAAATGCCAATTCTTAATGTAGAAAATGATTATTCAATCTTGATAACAACAAAATGCAATTGGAATTGTCCTTATTGTGCAGTAAGAAATAAAGTGGACATGAATGCCAATTGTGATGCAGAAAATATAATTTCAAGATTAAAAACAATTCCAGAAAAATCAAACGTTACCATATTTGGTGGAGAACCAGGACTTGTACAGGAAGATATACTTGAAGAATATTTTAAGAACTTGCAAGAAAAGGAATGTAAAATATACATAGAAACGAACGGGATGTTTTTCAAGTATCCTAGATTGTGTGAAAAAACTTTTGAGATATTATATCATTGCTCGCAAGATTTGTTTGAAAAAGAACAAATTGAAAAACACGACGAGTATAATGTTAGATATGTCATTGTTGTCACAGATGACAATATATGCCGTCTTGGAAATTTTCTTGAAATAAACAGGGATATTTTGTTTGATTTGATTCCATCATCTTTCTTCCATGAACAGACAGGACCGATATTGTCTGAAAAAAGGAAACATGAAATCATATCGAAATTTTCAGATAGAATGACAAAAGAATCAATAAAACGTATGATACACGATAAAGATTTTGAGAGGGTACAATGCATTTGAAATACAATGAAGTACAGTTGGTGGAGCTCGATTTGACGACAATATGCAATGCGAAATGTCCGCTTTGCTATAGAAACAAAATATCTTTCAGTGAAAAATACAAGAAACCGTTCTATAGAAACGGAGAAAAAGTCCTGAAACAGATTTTTTCTTTTCCAAATTTGAAGACAGTTTATTTGATTGGTCAATTATCTGAGCCGACAACTCACCCAGAATTTCATGAGATCGTAAATGAGATAAAGAAACGTGGTTTAAAGATAAAAATATGCACGAATGGAGATTTGCATGAGGATGAATATTGGAATAGACTTGGCGATTTAATGGATGATAATGACGAGATCTGGTTTACATTGTGTGGAAGCAACCAGAAAAATCACGAACATTACAGGGTAAATACGAATCTAGAACGTATTCTTAGACATGCATCATGCATACGTAGAATAAGAAATATAGATTGTGCGAAATGCATTAGGTTTTCATACAATAACGATGATATAAAATCAAACAAATTTAAAAACATGTTAGTTGGATTTCATAAGATTGAATACCTTGACACTTGTTATCCATCTCCACAAGATGATTACAAAAACAATTTTGAGTATTTAGATTTTCTTCCGCCAAAAGATATATATGATACATACAAAAAAATAAATTCCCTGGTTGATTTCTACAGAAAAATGGGGAAGACAGATATTTATTGTCAAAGCATAAAAGATTATTCCTTGCAGATTGACGCGTTTGGTGATATCTATCCATGCTATGTCCACATGGAGGAAAACAACCTGACGGGTTGGGACGGAAATTACGACGACATACTTTCCGGAAAATGCGAATGCTGCCGCTATTGCAACATGAGAGTCGTAGAATACTGCAATAGGAACAACAGGAACTCGATAATCTGATGCGAAAGATAGAGTCGTCATACGACATAATTCTGACATATTCTCCAATCGACGAGATAACCGGACATCTGTTCGAGTGTTTTGACTATTACCTGTTCCTTAGGAATTACATGAAGGCTGGAATAATCTTCTTCGGGGGAATGAGCAGGGAAAAGATAAGGGTTGCATTCGAGTCGAAATACAACATATCGTTTGATGATATAGTAGATGACATAACCTACATAACACCTGATGAGTTCAAGCGGGAGAAGGTGTATGTGTTCGGGAAGGATACCGTCGTATTGCTCTGTGACGGGAATATCCACCAGCTTGAATTGTATGGCATTCTCTTGATGTCAAAACACCTGATAGGATTCATGTGCGGAGAGAAGGACGAGGCAATCAACACAAGGTCCCCGATCTACAGGAACATGGTGTACTTGAAGGACTACCGAATCTATAAGCCGAATAATTACTACAGGACATTCGATTATGTGAAAAAGCTTCCGTTTGTGTACTACAGGAAGCCAAACAGGACATATGACAACACGGGAATGTTTTATGTTACGTTTGCGTGTAGAAAGGTGACTCCGGAGGTCATACAGGAATACCACCGCAATTCGGGGTGCAGCAGGAGCATTCTCATCGTTCCGAAGCTTCTTCCCGAATATGATAACCTTGACGACATAGAGCAGGTGGAGGCTCCGGTTGAGAATCTTTTCGACAAGTTCGACAAGTACATTTATACACCGGTTAAAAGGCGATTCGACTGCAGCCCCAGGCTTGTCACGGAGTGTTTTCTTCATGACAAGGAGGTCATGATAGACCTGAACTATGTCGACATTGGGCTTCAGGTCCGCTACAACGACTGCAAAAATGACATTAACTGTTTAAATCTTACAGAAAACGACAAAATATTGGAGGTTATCAATGAAATCAGAAAAAATTGATGTTGGTTTGGTTGGATGTGGTTTCATCGGGACGGCACTAAAGGTCTGGCTGGAGGAAAACAACCCGAATGTCATCCTCCACATTTCGGATCCGGCAAAGGGTTATGATGAAAATGTATACGAAAACGAGGAAATTGATGCATTTTTTATTCAGATTCATGTTCCAACTCTTGAAAACGGCAAGCAGGACATCGGCGTGCTTGAGGACATCATAAGAATGATTCCAAAAGGCAAGGACATCTGGATTCGGACGACGACTCTTCCAAAAAATCTCAAAAAACTGAAGGAAATCAACGAAAAAGTCCATCATATGCCGGAATTTCTCACGGAAAGGACTTATATTGAGGATTTTCGTCGCCAGAAAATGGTTTTTACTGGCAACATCGGGCTTCTTGAGCGGATTTTCCCCGGAAAGGAGCACATTTGCATGTCGAGTATGGAGGCTTCGCTTGCAAAGTACGCACATAACGTCTTCGGGGCGCTCAAGGTCACGTATTTCAACGCGATAAATGACATATGCGAACGCGATAGTCTCGATTTCGGGAATGTTAGGGACGGAATCCTCCTTTCCGGTTACATAAACAAGACCCATACGCAGGTTCCAGGTCCTGACGGATGCTTCGGATACGGAGGAAAGTGCTTCCCGAAGGACGTGAACGCCCTTTCTGACGAATATCACGATACGCCGCTTGGAAAACTGATAGAACCTCTGAAGGAACTCAACGAGAAGTTCCGTTCAAAGGCGCAATGATTCCGAAGAGGTTGTTTTTCGTCTGGTTTGGGAACTCGATGCCAGATTATGTCGAGTTCTCGATAGGAAACTTCAAGGAGGTGAACCCTGATTTCGAGATAGTCAGGGTTTTCCGTTCAGTTAGGGAAATCGAAAGAATTGGTTCGGCAGATTTCGATTTTAATTCAAGATATGACGTCCAGATACGCAGATGCATCGACTCGCTTCTCGGAAGGAACGACTTTTACGGAGAGTATATCTGGAAACAGAAGAATGTTTATGGAAAGAACCTGAGATTCATCCAAATCCTTTCCGACATTGTTCGAATGGAACTCATGAATGAGTATGGTGGAATATATCTAGACTGCGACACATTTCCTGTGAAGCCGTTTGATGATGAACTTCTTTCATCTGGAAGATTCTGCGTCACGAGACACTATGAAGCCAACAATATATTCCCGGACAACTATTTCATGGGCTCAGAGCCGTCATCACCAACTGGTTTTTGGGAATTTCCGCTTAGAAGACGTGAAGATGTTGTTGAACTACTGCAGACGACTCCGAACTGGCACTCGAACCTGAGATTTGTCGGAAACAGAATCAAGTTTAGGCGTTGTTCGCTCAGATATGGGAAATGGTCACTTTCTCCTGACTTCTACATCGACCATTTCAACTCGTTTAGCTGGGCGTCGTCCAATGTGTCATCAATTCCATTTTGCAAATACGACAAATTGCTTCGATAAGACCTTCAAAAATGTGAACTCTATGCCAGGCTAAAGACCTGGCATCTTTCTCGTTATTTTTTATGTAAATATCTTAAATCAAGGAAAGTCAGGTATAAATGGGTCTTGTCAGGTCAGTTTCCCAATTGCCGACCGCGAAAAATCCGGTCGACAGTTCGTTTATTGAGGTCTCCGTGCCGGTCGATGTCGACGCAAGCGGCGTGAGGAAGTACATGAGCAAGCACGTCAGCGTAGGTGATCTCAAGAGCACCGTGAACCGGAACATGAAGGACCTCCTAAAGGAATCCGGCAGCATGTAGGAACTCTCCGACTTCCGAGACCTGAGTAATACCGTGTAGAGGATATACAAGCTTGACTGCAAGGACGGAAACGCATTCCAGGGAGAGAAGGTGTTCAAGGACAAGCTCACATGCCCAACGACAACCACGGGTGAATCAGATCTTAACAATGTCGTCAACGTATAGGCGATGAAGATATTCACCGAGGAAAACTCCCCGCTGTTTATTGGTGCGGATGCGGTAACCGACGGGAAGCTCACAACATCAAAAGAGTACAACACGGCATACAGAATGATTGTGCAAGGACGCGTTTCAAATGAAATCACCTGTCAGACATCCGGTGTTTTTACCTGCTTTGGGTGGCTTGACGAACCGGAAAACAAAAGGAAGAACAACGCAACGAGGTGGGTTTCGCTTGAGGGAAACATAACGACCGGAGACTCGAACGAGTGGAGGATTCTTCAGCTTCAGCCGTTCATCGGAAACAACTTCTGTTCGTATGTCGGTTTCACCTTCCCGGTGAAGCGCGGTCTGAAGCTCCGCATCTCGACCGGATTCGTAGTGGGAACAAACTCGAACAAGTACTATAATGTTGAGGGATCGTTGACGCTCAACTCGCCGAACACCTTCGTTGGGTCCATCTACGGCGCTGAAAACAGATAAACAACCCAAGGAACGGAACCTCCGATGTCAACTACAAAAGACATGATTGATGACGCCGAGTTTGCGAAGACGCGCATTGCAAATTCGAACATGAGCGACAACTACAAGAAACTTTATATTAAGCTCATCAACCTGACGACTACGGCGACCAACGGAATTTCGCCAGAGGAGAAAATCTAGAAGATGACGGAAGCCATACAGCTTCTGGCGGTCACACAAAGTACATTCGTCACTGAGGTTGACGCGAAAATAAATGTTACCGTTCAAAAAGCCAACCGGTCGCAGTGTCTCACCTGCAAGGCTATGAAGTATGTCGAGAACCAAGAAGAGAAGGAGGAGCATTAGCGCATTCTTGACGAGTACAAACACTCACTTGGCATTGACAACAACCAGCCGGAATTCGAAGAGAAGGACCAGTCTTGGAATGGGACGATAAAGAAAGTCCTTACAATGCCGTATCCGTACATTGCAATGGCGATTCTTGGGTTTTCCCCATATGGAGCGTCGATAATAGAGGCTATCGCCAAACTCTGTGGACACTGAGAAATTGGAAAAACGAGAACCGCACAGAATCTTCATGCAACAAAATTCTGAATGCTGACATAAATGGTGCGATTGGAATTTTAAGAAAGAAAAACGTATTTTCGGATTATATTTAAATTAATTAAATTCTTTAATTATTTATATTTATATAATACTAAAATTTTTATTTTAAATAAACTTTTTAATAATATTT